AAATTAATGGAATAGATTTCACAACAGAAGCGGCAATTAACCCAGCATCTACTATAAGTGTTGCTAGAAATGGTTTAGCAGGCGTTTCTTCCCCAGATAAAGGTTATTTTGGCGGGGGACATGATGGGGCTTACAGATCAGAAATTAATGGAATAGATTTCACAACAGAAGCGGCAATTAACCCAGCATCTACTATAAGTGTTGCTAGAAATGGTTTAGCAGGCGTTTCTTCCCCAGATAAAGGTTATTTTGGCGGGGGACATGATGGCGTAGCCTTCCAATCAGCAATAGATGGAATTCAATTTTCAGATGAAACAGCTATTAACCCAGCAGCGGTATTAAGTGTTGCTAGATATTATTTAGCAGGCGTTTCCTCCCCAGATAAAGGCTATTTTGGTGGGGGTCATGATGGCAACAACTTATCAACTATTGATGGAATTAATTTCACAACAGAGGCTGCCATTAACCCAGCGGCTACTTTAAGCGTTGCTAGGCAAGGCTTAGCAGGGGTTTCTTCACCAGACAAAGGGTATTTTGGTGGGGGCTATGATGGCGCAGCCAGAGTGTCAACAATTGATGGAATAGATTTCACAACAGAAGCGGCAATTAACCCAGCATCTACTCTAAGTGTTGCTAGACAGTATTTGGCTGGCGTATAGAAATGGCAAAATCAAAACAGGAAAACAAATGCAATACATAACAGTAAAAAACGGCGCATCAACGGGTTCGCCACACATAGCACCAAAAACACTAACGCTGGAAAATGGCAATGTGATTTCGGGATTTGATAAACTAAGTGATGCTGAAAAAATCACTTACGGGGAATACCCCTTTATTGACGAAACGCCGCAATTGGACAGGCGCTATCAAATGCTGGGGGGCAAATCAGTCGTAATAAATCCAACAAATGTAACAGTTGGCTATGCAATTGCACTAAAACCCATTGCTGACTTTATTGAAGCGACAATCAATAGCGTTTACAAGGAAGCTCAAGCTAGATTAGATAAGCAGTCCGAAGGTAGATCAATGATTGAGGTTGCCAAGTGGAATCAATTAAAGCTTGAAGTGGCGCAATATGATATTGACGAAACTATTGGATTGACCATGAATGAGGCAATTTCAACCAGTGAGTATGATGCGGTCGGAATATCCTCATACGTTAATGCAAAAAAGGCATACGAGGATGGAATTTTAGCAGCAAGACTTGGGCACGTTATGGCACTGAAGGGCATGACAACGCATGAGCAAGTAGCAAGCCATGTTGTTGGTCGGGTTTCAGGCGAGGTTGATATTGATGGAAACCCAATTGACCAAACCGGCATGATCGTGTGGCCCGCAGTTATCTAGAAACTAACCAAGCCCGTGTATTTTTGCGGGCTTTTTATTAACTCACCAGTGACTTACTATGAAGCAGAAGAAAAAGAGCAATCACACTAGAGAAGCAAGAATCGGCAGAAAAAGAAGCAGACGGTTAAATGTCGATTCTGAGCCGTCCTTTAGTGAAATGAAACCGAGAGTAGATAGAGCTATTATTCAGCCCGTCAGCGCAATGACAGAAGCTCAGGGGCAGTATATTAGCTCAATCAAAGATAACATTATTACATTCGGGGTCGGGCCAGCGGGAACGGGTAAGGCCCAGCCACTTGATGCGCTGATAAAGACGCCAAATGGCTGGTCGCAAATGAGAGACATGACAGTTGGCAGTGCTATAGTTGCAAAAGATGGAACTAAAACATCCGTAACCGCTGTGTTTCCACAGGGCAGCAAGGATATTTACACAATAAAGTTTAAAGATGGTAGGGAGGCTAGATGCTGTAGGGAGCATCTATGGAGGGTATACTGTTATGATTGGAAGGACAAGTGGAGAGTTATAAATACTGAGGTGCTGATTGGACTTCTTGCTCAGAAGTCAAAAGAGGGGAGATTGTATATCGATCTGCCTGACTCAGAGGATGTGATCGACTCAGAAAACCTTCCAGTTGATCCATATTTACTGGGCTTGTTGCTGGGGGATGGTCACATAGGGAGGAACTGCATAAGACTTTCAACGGGAGATGATTTTATAGTTGAGCAAGTGAGGGGAATTCTACCGAGTGAATTGGGAATATTTCATGTTGGAAAATTTGATTACTCAATAGTAAAGTCCTCAAGAGAGAGAAGACGCGGAAACAACTCTCTATTGTCAACACTGAGAGATGACTTGGGAATGTGTGGGATAAAATCAGACATGAAGTTTGTGCCCGATGTGTATCTTCATAGCTCGACATCTCAAAGATTGTCAATTCTTCAGGGGCTAATGGATAGCGACGGAACGGTTTGTAAAAACAGTGGTTCGCTGTCGTTTACATCGGTAAGTGAAGGATTGGCGATGGACGTTCAGTATTTGGTGAGATCACTAGGGGGGCTGGCGTCGATATCTGAAAAGGAGGTGTGGTTTGGCTATGATGAGAAAAAGAAAAAGGGTAAAAACGCTTTCAATGTAAATATACGAATGAAGACCCCAAGCGCAGCCTTTAGATTGCCTAGAAAAATTGAATTAACCAGAGATGATGGTCAATACAAGGGCAGCCTAAGACTCGGTATCGTGTCTGTTGAGAAAAGTGGGTGCGAGGAGGCGCAGTGTATATCAATCAAGCACGGTGACAGCCTATATGTCACCAACGACTTTGTTGTTACTCACAATACTTATGTTGCCGCAGGACTTGCCGCTGATGATTTGCGTGATGGAAAGATTGATAAAATTATCATCACTAGACCAGGCGTTGAGGCAGGTGAGTCATTTGGCTTTCTACCTGGCGAGATTGAGGAAAAATACGCACCATATATCGATCCATTCCGTGACATTCTGAATGAGCGGTTGGGGAAAGGTCAGGTAGAGTATTTAATCAAGTCAAAGAAAATCGAGGCGAAGCCGCTTGCGTTTATGAGAGGTAGCACTTTTAAAGATGCCGTAATTATCTTGGATGAAGCTCAGAACACAACACCGACGCAGATGAAGCTATTTCTTACGAGAATTGGTGAAGGATGCACGGTGATTGTTGATGGAGATACGGCACAGAAAGATATTTCTGGAAAATCTGGACTATCTGATGCCGTGAATAGATTAAGAAGCTTGAGTAATGTCGGTGTGGTTGAGTTTCATTCCGATGACATAGTTAGGTCCGGTATTGTTAAGGATATAATCGAAGCCTACGAAGAATAAGCAGCACCCATCTTTACCGCTGTATAGTGATACTTTATTATTTAAGTTATTACTATACAGTAGTAAAGAAAAACATGCCCGCACCTAGTTGGAGCCGATAGTGTTACTAACTAAATACAGGTGCGGGCATGTTTTCTCTTCTTACTATTTATAGTTAATATCTAAACTAAAGTATAGAAGAAAAGCAATTAAGGAAAATAAAATGTCAGACACATTCGGTGATTTCTTTGGAAGTCAGTTTACTGCACAAGAATGCGACCTGCTTGCGTTCGATGGTATAAATGAAAAGTTACTCAGCGGTGAGGCGAAGTTGTTTGGGGAAAAGTGGTTTGATTATCGCTTTATGCACCCAACTACGGCAACATATCTATTTGCACACTTATATTCGGAAGGATGTAAGGATGCCAACCAGGTGATTTATGATGTCGATAAAGGCAAGTTCATGAAGAACTGGAAGGGTAAAGACTTCCTCGATAAGAAAGAGCGCGGTGGTTTTTGGAAAGCCAGACAATCGGCAGACAGAATGTGCATGCCTTACAACTACTATATAAGATTTGCTATCGACTTCGGATTGTCACGCTGCTGGAAGAGAATACCGCGTCCTTCTCAGATGTATTCCAAAGAATGTATTGAGTGGGTTCAGAATAAATGGAGTGATGAGCTGAGTTCGGGAGTGGTTGAGCCCGTAATATCGCATCTAAGAGCGCCTATGCAAAAAGACGAACAAGTTCATTTAGAAATGCAAAGGTGGGTGTGTGGGGTGCTTAAAACTCGCAGAAACGCACATTACGGGTTAAGTCACTATTTATTTATTTTCCCGATCATTTCTGAACAAATTGCGCTACAATATTTCACAGTTGAAGAGATACAGAAAGCGAAGCGAGTAGCCGAATCTCTTTAATTTAATAAATAAGTCATCAATGACTTAATCAAGCAATCAAAAGGAGTTACACAATATGTCACAAGCTATCAATCAAGAGTCAAAAATCCGCCAAGATCAGTTGGAATACGCAAGACAACAATCGGATGATGGGGCAGCTCTCTCAAGAAAAAGTGTGCACGGCGGAGGGGGAAGTAAGTCGGAGCAAAAGCGAATTAGCGTTTTGAAAGGCAATCCCTCAAGAGTTCATCAGCAGCCTAAGCCAAAGAAGACTGAGCGCAAGATAGAAGGCCATGAAGTTGATTTCAAGAAGGCGGTATCCAGTAGGGCAATCGTTAGTGTGTTTATGAAGGGTGTTGATTCGATGTCGGGTGAGATACGCGGCAGAATAGAGAAGTTTGATAAATATGCAATCAAGATTGATATGGGCGCTGGTGAATCAATGTGGGTATTCAAGAGCGCAATTGGTGCATTTAAAATGTCTGGTGTGTCGTAAGTGAGTTCGGAAGAGCCAAAGTATGAGTTCGATACTAGTTTCCAGACGAAGATAGCGGCGTGCGTTCTAAAAGACGCGTCATTCAATGGGAAGACAGTCGGGCTAATAAAGCCTGAATACTTTGAAAACTCAGCAGAAGCGGCACTTGTAAATCTGGTCATTAAGTATTATGAAAAATACGAGAGAACGCCAGATGTATCAACGCTAATTTCCCTTATTAAGAAAGACGTTGACGCGAAGATAATTAGAAAAGACCTTGTTGTTGATGTAAAAGCTTCCGTTGTTTCGCTCAAGAAGGAAGACATCGGTGATGTTGACTATGTTGTGGAAGAGGTTGCTAGTTTCGCAAAGCACCAGGCTGTAGAGACTGCGATTTTAAACTCCGTTGACCTGCTTGAGCGCAGAGACTTTCCAGCAATTGAGAAGGCTGTTTCAAAAGCTCTCGAAGTTGGTGCAAATGAGGATGTTGATAATTACGACTTCTTCTCGGACGTAGCACTTGAAAGCAGAGAGAAGCTTAGAAATGACAGATTATCTGGTGCAAAATCTAAAAAGGTAATCTCTACTGGCGTAAAGGGGCTTGATAAGCGACTGTTTCACAAGGGATGGGCAAGGCAAGAGTTATACGTCTTAATGGGCCCACCTAAGTCGGGTAAGTCAATTGCTCTCGCTAACTTTGCAAAAAACGCATCTGTTCAGGGATACAACACGTTGTTCGCAACGCTTGAGGTATCGACGGATGTTGCGGCAGAGCGTATTGATTCGAGCATCACGGGCATTGAGCTTAATGATATTGAGAACAGAAGTGTGGAGGCTAAGGATAAAGTAAAAGCAATGCGTGACAGTGCAGGGAAGCTTATGATCGAGCAGTTCCCAACTGGGACACTAACAACGAGAGAGCTCGGCAGAGTGATACAGAAATACAAAAGCAGAGGTATTGTTTTTGATATGGTCGTCGTTGATTATGCAGATATTATGGCACCGAACATTAGATCAAATGAGCCTATTGAAAATTCAAAATCAATCTACGTTGACCTAAGAGCTTTGGCGCAAGTTGAAGACGTGGTGATGCTGTCTGCAATGCAGACAAACAGAGAGGGTGCGAAAGTAACAACTGCAAAAATGGAACATGCGGCAGAAGATTTCAACAAGATCAGAATCCCAGACCTTGTTATATCAATCAATGCGACCCCAGAAGAGAAGAAGCGAAACGAGGCTAGATTGTTCTTCGTCGCTTCGAGAAACCAAGAAGGTGAATTTTCAATACACATTCAGCAAAACTTGGCGTCGATGCGGTTCTTAACCAAAATTCTCAAGATAGAATAATGTCAGAAAGAGAGGATTTGTCAGAGATACTCTCCAATATCGACATGGAGAGTTATCTCGATCGGGAAGCAATTGAGTATAGGCTTACAAGAGGTAGCTCAGGTGAGCAGTTGCAGATAAAAGAGTGCCCTGAGTGCGGCGGCAATGAGTGGAAGGTGTATCTCAATGCCGATACAGGATTGGGGAATTGTTTTGCGGGGTCATGCGGGACAACATTCAACAAGTGGAGTTTCATACGTTCGCACCTTCAAGGGTCTTCAACTGGCGATGTGTTCAGACACATCAAGACCGTTTCTCAAGAGCATGGGTGGAGACCAAAGAAGGTTGCGAGGGAGGTCGATGAGGAAGCGTCTGAGCTAAAGCTGCCAGAGTCAGTGCCTTTGCCATACAAGGGGAAAAACCTTTCGTATCTAACCGCGAGGGGGATTAGTCTCGATATGGCAAAGCACTTTAACCTTAGATTTAGTTCAAAGGGCATGTTTTGGTATAAGCACGAAGGGGAGGTAAGGTTTCAGAGCTACAAAAATAGAATACTTATTCCAATCTACGACATAGAAGGTGTGTTAGTATCATTTCAGGGAAGGGATATTACTGGGGACGCTGAAAAGAAATATCTGTTTCCGCCTGGATTTGCATCAACAGGAAAGTATTTGTATAACGCCCACAATGCAACTGGGGCAAAGAGTATTGTTGTGAATGAGGGCGTGTTTGATGTTATGGCAACGAGGATTGCTTTGGATCAAGATGTATCAACGAGATCGGTTGTTTCAATCGGCACGTTCGGCAAGCATTTATCCAGCGGCGGAAGTAATGACCAAATAGCTCAGTTCATCCTTCTTAAGCAATCGGGGCTGAAAGAGGCCACCTTTATGTGGGATGGGGAGAGACTTGCTACGGAAGCGGCGGTAAAGTCCGCGCTTGAAATATCAAAGCTTGGGATTACTGTTCGTATAGCAATTTTACCAGACGGAAAAGACCCCAACGAAGTTCCCGCGCATGTTGTAAGAGATGCCTACAAAAACGCAACAACCGTAAACAAAAGAACGGCGGTTAGGCTACTGCTTGGGAAATGACGCTATAAGCAAGCGCACCCAGCACTGTAGTTGTAAAATATGTATTCAGTCAGTAATGACTAACTAAAAATCAAGCAAATAAGGAGTTTATATGGCCACTGAGATAAGAATGAAGCAATGCCGCTACACCAAAGACAGTAAGTTTTATGATGTATCAGTAACGGCTGTTGTCGTTGATGACGGAAATGGCTTTTCAACATTTATAAGAAGGTGGGGGAAAGGGGATGGGGTTAGTCTAGTTGGGTCAGTAAGAAGTGTTGACGCTTCAAATCTTGACTGTAATATTAAGTTTGACAAGGAGTGCGCAACAAGGGCAAAAAGACATTATTCAGCGACAGGTGTTGTTGAGAAGATTGTCAAATTGGATGAAATGAGTATCGACGATGCGAGAAAGGAGATACATGACTTTATGAGATTTGATGCCGCAGAGGTAATAAATGGAATTGGTATTTTGTTGAGGGATTTGCCGAAATCAACATCGCGAGGTGAGAGTGTGATTCCAGTAAATCTACTGGATGAAGATTTTGATAAATACAAAGATAACTCAAAATGGGGGTCGTGGTAATGGATGATAAATTGAGCGTTAGTGAGAGTAAAGGTTTGGGCAACAACCATACAATGTGGTGCGACAAGCATGACCAGCGCAGACATTATGGCGCATGCATTTGGCAAGTCGAAGCTTATGACGAAGATAGACTTGAGACTGGCGAGCATAACGACTGTGCAAACGCCATGTGTGCGGGTAACTGCGTTGCTAAAAAAATGCGCGAAGAGGAGATTGCCGCTGGACATGCGATTTACTTTAGAGAAAAGAATGTGGTAAATAAGCACGAAAGCGTGGTTAATACGGTCAAGAATGACAGCTACAAGCGCGGATGGAATCAGGTTGGGTCAAGTGCTGGCAAAACAGATGACAACTATGAAGTGGCGGGGATTCCGAGAGCCGTAGTTAAGAGAATTGAGCGGCATTCCGATAGTGCACCAATTGTCAAAACTGTCGATATGGCTGATGTAATTACAAAAGCTGTTGCGGAAGAGTCAAAGAAAATTTCAATGGCTGAATTTGTAAAAATGAAAAGAGAAGTGATACTTCTGTCAAAGACAAATATGGCGAAAGCCAAAAAGCTCTTGATTGAGGTAAAGAGAATTGAATCAAATAACTTAGTGACTGCATAAGGGCATAGATATGAATGAAAAAATGATAGAAGCGATAAAGGGTGTTGAGATTGGCGTCTCAAGTGGCAGACTTAAGATGAGCGACGTTAGCGACAGTTCGCTCTCCAATATGATTGACAAATGTAATCTCGAATACCGAAAGGGTAACGCGGTAGTCAGTGATGACTTTTACGACCACACCCTAATTGCGGAGCAGAAGCGCAGAAACCCCGACATAGAGGATGAGCTTGAGATTGAGCCTGAGCTAATAAGCGGCAAGACTGTTGAATTGCCACAGCGTATGCTGTCAACTGACAAGGCGTATGATGCTGAGTCAATCAAAAAATGGATTACAAAAGTTCTTGCCGTCGGCGACACCTATGTAAAAGTAACACCGAAGCTTGATGGGTTTGCAACGTATGATGATGGCGAAAATCTCTACACTCGCGGAAACGGATACAGAGGGACTGACATTACGCATGTGATAAATCGCGGAATCAAGATCGTGGGTGACGCCAGAGGAATGGGCCCTGGTGAAATTGTCATAAACAAAGCTTATTTTGAAAAGCGTCTTGCTGACCATTTTGACAATTCAAGAAATGTTATCTCCAGTGTTATCAAAGAGGGTGAGTTGAGTCCCGTGATTGCAACCGCGATGGCATGGGGCGCTGTTGTGTTCGCACCATTTGCTGAGATAAATCATATAATAGTTAGAGACAGACGCGAGGTAGAAAATATCTCCGACATGATTGATAAGTTGTGGGCTGACTTAGTTGATGGGTCAAAATACGACACAGATGGGCTTGTGTTTGAGGCAACAAGCGACTCAGTGAAGAAAGAAATGGGGCACACAAGTCATCATCACAGATGGCAGATTGCTTACAAGCGCAACACTGAGTATAAGGACGTCAAAGTTCTCTCGATAACAAATCAAACTGGCAAGACGGGTGTAATTACGCCCGTTGCAGAGCTTGACCCGACTAGAATATCAGGCGCAGTATTAAGCAGAGCAACCTGTCACAACTGGGGCAATGTGTTAAAAATGGGTATCGGTGCTGGATGCACAGTAAGAGTGTTTCGATCAGGCTTAGTGATTCCATACATTGAAAAGGTTGTTGAGCATACGCAAACAGAAGCGATGCCTGATAAGTGCCCAAGCTGCGGTGCAGAAACAGAGTTGTCAAAATGTGGAACGCATTTGTCATGCACAAACAACACTGACTGTTCGGCGCAAGTAGAAGGTATCATTGAGTATTGGTTCAAGACACTTGGTAATTGTGATGGGTTCGGACCAAAAGTAATTGCTGATATTGTTGGGTATGGCGTTGATAAGGTCAAAATGATTTACGACTTAAATCAAGCTAATTTTGAAAACGCAGGATTAGGGGCTGGCATATCTGCAAACTTACTGTCCGAACTCGAAAGAAGCAGAACGGAGCAAATTGAAGACTGGCGATTTCTAGCTGCCTTCTCAATACATAATGTCGGGAAGGGAGGGTGTGAGCGGTTGCTAAAGCACCATAGACTTCTTGATATATTTGAACTAACGGCAGACGATGTTGTTGAGATTGATGGCTTTGCTGAGAAAACAGCCAAAATTTTAGTTGATACATTGGAGAGAATTAAGCCCGACTTCGATTATCTTCACTCGTTGGGGTTCAATCTATCTGAAACACCGCTTGAGGGTGAGCTAGAAGCTGTTGACAGCCCGATAAGCGGTAAGACAATTGTTGTTACGGGTTCTCTACAAACGGGAAGCAGAAACGACATACATGACAAAATAAAAAGCATGGGTGGTATCGTAGGAAAAGCAGTGTCGGGGAAGACAGATATTTTAGTAATCGGCGAGAAGGTTGGTGAGTCAAAGTTGAAGGCGGCCACTAAGCATGGAACTGAGGTGATTGCAGAAAAAGCTTTTGTAGAAATGATGGGCGATTGATAGTTGCCGTAACTTAGTGATAACATTTCATACTATAAGGAGGTGGTATGAAAAAAGAAACACTAGGTATTGACGACATTTGCGCTTATCTTGGCGAAATGCCGCAAGTTAGTAAGTATGCAATATGCTACTGTGTCTTTCAGGACATAGCGATAGAGGAGGTTATAAATCTAAAGTGGACTGACGACGTTTCAAGCGTCAATCACAGGGCGCTTTCAGTTGTTGAAATTCAAAAGCCATCTAGCAGTGTTGACTATGTATTCTGGAGCAAAGAGGATCACTCCAGAATATCAACACTTAGATGGCAGTTTGAATATTATAGTTGCTGGATCGGATGGCGTTCGTTTCGCAACATGTTTAAAGATGCGGTAGGGATAGACTTTCAAAAATCGATTCCTAATCGCTAACATATAGCGTCTTTACAAATGCGTCCAGAGCATCCCTCTGTTCCTTTGTTGAAACTCTTGGATCAGTTCCATGAGTGCCCTCTCTAATGCAGTCGAGTATTGCGGATTCATTTTTTGTATTCATTGGTGAAATCTCATCCATAGCGTCAAGAAGTCCAGACTTTCCCTGCGCTTCGCACGCCATTCTAAATAGTCGTGTCTTATCGACGCCAAGTATTGTTGCGAACTTTGCAACTCTTTCTAGGGGGACGCTGGTTGTTCCCTGCTTAAACATGGTGATTATATTTGGCTTCTTATATCCCAGTTCAGATGCTATCGCAACCTGAGTCATGTTTGAGTTGTCAATTTGAAATGATAGGTATTTAAGAAAGGCTTCTTTTTTTTGGTCAAGATGTAAATCAGACATTTTTATCTCCTAATTGTGGTGAGTGTTGCTGCGCGAACTTATTAGATTTGGCAATGGTTATTTGCGATCGAAACTAATGACTCCAGAGTATAGGCGTTAATTTGAGAAACACAACAAAAATAAGTATATGGTTGAGTATTAATTTTCCAAGCCTAGCGAAATTTATAATTCTCCGAATTGAATATCGGTTTTGTCGATTTGGCGTAAAATGCTTACAAAGCGAGTCATATAACCTACTTCTTGCTGTATATGCCTGTATTTTCCTTATATTGCCAAATATAAATTGGCATGCAATACAACTGTGATAACATAAAAGTAAGTATCTAGTGAGCTAGGTTCTTTGTTTATTTACTAAGTCAGTAGTTGCGGCAGAAGTGTTGTAATTAATAAAATAAAATAAAAATGGGAAATGTTGAATGGAAAATGCACTGGTAAGACAGGTAACGATTGAACAGGCAGTTGAGATGATTGAGAATGCAGCGAGAGCCATTGCGAAAACAGTGGGTGGAATTCTAGTTACAACGGTAACTATGAAGTGTGGCAAAACCGTGTTGTTAATGGATACATCAAGTGAAGATGGGTTTGTTTTGATAGAAGCATAACACCCAGCGAACTCCCAGCATTCACTTTGTATAATAGATACTCTTATAGATACAAAGTGAATTTTTAAATTACAAAGGAGAGTGTGTATGCCTAATCTAAACATAAGCGCAATTAGAAGTTCTATTGCCGCAATAACAAGAGCTTTGTCCGATAGGGACATAAAAGTAACGAGTCACGGAAGCCAAGCCTATGTTCAGTCTGTAGACGGAGTTCCCATAAGAGTGAACGTCCCCAATATACCAGACGAAGCTTCTGAGGAGCTTATTGCCGCAGTTAATGGGTTCTTGGATCATGAAGTTGGACATCTTCTTTATACCGATTTTGGCGTAACGAATGATCTGTCAGTTAAGATGGGCAAGGCGGTTTTCGATCTATACAATATAGTTGAGGACACCCGAATTGAAAGAGAGATGCAGAAGCGCTTCAGAGGGTCGAGAAAGAATTTAGATAGCGTATCCAGTTTCTTTATAAAGAATCACATTGAGCCGAGCGTCCAGCAAGCAAAAGACGGCGGTGATGAAAAAAGCCTCTACTCAGTTTTGATGATGCCAGCTTTTAGATCGTGGGCTGGCCAGTCAATATTTGGCGACTTTATGAGTGACCACTGGGATAGCTTTTCTCCAGTTGCGAAGAAGTTAGATCACTTAGTTGAAAAGTTTCCAAAAGTTAGATCAACTCAGGGCTCTATTGATTTGGCAATTGAAGTGTATGATGCTTTAAAGCCAGAAGACAAGCCAGAAGATGAGCCAGAAGATGAGCCAGAAGACAAATCTGACGAAAAAGGTGAAGATTCTAAATCTGACGAAAAAGGTGAAGATTCTAAATCTGACGAAAAAGGTGAAGATTCTAAATCTGACGAAAAAGGTGAAGATTCTAAATCTGACGAAAAAGGTGAAGATTCGGATGAAGGCGCTGATGAGGATTCCGATGAAGACTCTGACGAAGAGCCAGAAGACAAATCTGACGAAAAAGGTGAAGATTCCGATGAAGACTCTGACGAAGACTCTGGCGGTGGTAGCGGCGGCTCAGAGGATTCAGACAGCAAAGATAAATCGGGTGACGAACCAAGTGATGCTTCTGATGCAGGCGGTAGGGATTTTGAAGTAGATGATGCCGCAGAATTTGATGTAGAAAGTTTGATGGAAGACGCTGTTGATTTTGACGAGGCGGTTGCTTCTGAAATATCAAAGATGGCTGCCTTAGCTGTGATTGAATCGGAATATAGAGTTTTTACGACAGACGAGGATGTAGTGGAGCCGTTCAAAGTCGGTAGTGGGTATGACGACAGCATGATCGCGGAAATGGATGACTCAACAAAGAAATTAGTTGGTCCACTTCAAAAAACAATTGAAAGATTGGTGATAGCAAAGTCTCACTCCAGAAATGTGCCAGGAAAGACATCTGGCAGAGTCAATTCGTCGTCACTCTTTAGATTGAAAACTGGCGACAACAGAGTGTTTAAGCAAAAAGAAGAGGCGGAGACAAAAGATGTTGCCGTAAGTCTCGTTGTTGATTGCTCAGGGTCGATGAATGGTGAGTATATTAAAATAGCATTGCAAAGTGCGTATGCCCTATCAACGGTTCTTTCGAGATTGAATATCTCAAATGAGGTAATCGGATTCACAACAAAGACCCCAAAATCAAGAAGTTACTCAAGGGAGATGCATGACGAACGTGAGAGACTTGGGGTTTCATACTCGCGAACAGAGCCGATATACATGCCGATATTCAAAGGGTTTGATGAGAAGCTGGGTGTTGAGCAAAAGAAAAGAATGGCGTATGGCTACAGAAGCTCTGGGTATCTAAGAAACAACGTTGATGGCGAAAGCGTAGTGATTGCGGCTAAGAGATTGATGCAGCGTCCTGAGATTGGAAAAAAGATGTTTGTCTTGTCCGATGGTAGGCCGTGTGCTGATGGGGATTTTGCCGCTATGGACAGAGACCTTGTGGAATCGGTCAGAAAAATAGAAAATAGCGGCGTAGGTGTGGTTGGGATTGGAATTGGTGACGACTGTGTTAGGCGCTACTACAGTAAGAATGTGGTAATAACAGGTGTTGATGAGCTACCTGACTTAATAATGAAGGAGTTGAAGAATTTATTGGTTTAATTGGGATTGTAAAAATAAGTAAGTAAGTAATGACTTACATTTCCCAGACATTAAGCAATATAATAGATTCATAGTTTGAAAGCAGACAAACTAAAAATAAATTCAACAAACAAAGGAGTAAGTCACCAATGACTAAAATAGTATGTAGTATATGTGGAGAGCAGACGCACTCAATTCAGCTTCACCTTAAAGAAGCCCACCCTGAAGTGACAGTAAATGATTATATTGCCGAATACCCTAATGCGGAGCTATTCAGTCAAGCCGCAAAGGAAAAGATAGATGGCATTCGATCCGAAAAGATAAAGATGGCAGGCGTGTCAACGGCGGAAGTTGTCAAGCCAAAGTTTGGTGACTCAACAAAAGCAATGAATGATGTGTTTGGGCTTGGTAAAACTAAGGCCGCCATGTCAGCAAAAGGCGACCCAATTCAAATATCAGTCATGTCAAGAACGGGCGAATACACAGACTTAATTCCAAATCAGGACAGTAAGTATGTTTACCCAATAGAGCTGTTGAAAAATGTGCTTTTGGGTATCGAAACGGGCATACCTACTTACTTATGGGGTCACGCGGGCGTCGGTAAGTCAACCATGTATGAGCAAGTCTGCGCAAGAACAAACAGACCTTATATGCGAGTTCAGCACACTGCTAATACAGAAGAGTGCCACATCGTCGGGCAGATTTTGGCAAATGAATCAGGCACGTATTTCGAGCCTGGACCTCTTGCATTAGCAATGCGACATGGGTTTGTTTATAACGCCGATGAGTATGACTTTGCACATGCCTCTGTCCTCGCTGTTTATCAGCCAGTTTTAGAGGGCAAAGCAATGTTGATTAAAGAAGCGCCTCCAGAGTGGCGTATGGTAGAGCCGCACAAAGACTTTAGATTTGTAGCAACTGGGAACACTAACGGTAGTGGTGACGATACTGGGCTGTATAACGGAACTAACTTAGGGAATGCGGCAAACTACTCGCGTTTTGGCATAACAGATCATGTCGTTTACATGGATAAGAAGATTGAGTCCAGAGTTATCTCATCTCAATCAGGAATAGCGATTGACGACGCACTGACGCTGGTTGATTTTGCAAAGCGAATTAGAGATTCGTTTGACTCAGGAAACATGACATCAACAATTGGCCCGAGAGAGCTTATCTATGCCGCAAAAATTGGACTTATGAAGAAGAGCTGGCGTATGGGAATTGACCTTGCGTTTGTAAATCGTCTAAGTGCAATTGATAGAGAGGTGGCGTCGGGTCTCGCTCAGAGAGTATTTGGGTAGGAGAGTATTGTGAATCCAGGGTGTTACGGTAGTGTCGCTTGCCACAATGAAGACAGTGACGCCTGTGCTAATTGCAGCCTGCTTAGTGAGTGTCATGAAGTGGCGTATAAGTCACTTCTTGAACTAAGTTCGGTAATGGATGTTGAGCACATCTTGAGGCGCTATCAGCAAAGTAGAATTAGATCAGGTGGTGAAGCACCCAAGAATATGGCGAGCTCAGGTAAGCGAGTTGAGCTAACTTCATACCAAAGAAGCATAGTTGATAATGAAAATTTCCCAGTAAAGTCTAGGAAAATGGCTGGTGCAATTTTTGCAAAGGGGATGGATGGGGGGCTGATTAGAAAGATGATATTCAACAAGGTAAATCCGTTTAAAGATGCAACCCCAGCGATTATGGACATTTGCTGTGACCTATTGATAGCCAGAAGGCTAACTGCGGTAAATATGAACAGAGGGATTATCGATAGAAGTCAGAGGTCACTAAGTTACAAAACGGTAAAGTCCCAAGCATCCGTTGCGATAACCACGCTAATGCTAATGGGGGTCGTTGAGAGGTCAGGGCTTGACTATATATTGAGGAGAAAAAAGTGAGTAGAGAAATTACTGGTTATTTACTGGCAACGCGATCTCACTTTTCGCTTGGCGAGAGTATGTTGTCGCCAAAAGAAATTGTGAAGACTGCAAAGGACAGAGGGCATCATACAGTTGCTCTCACAGACACAATGACGGTATCGGGAATGATGGAGTTCTCAAGTGCCGCAAAAGAGCATGATATTAAGGCGATCATAGGTTGCCGACTTCGCATCGTTATGGACTTGGCTTACAGAAAGCCAAAGCGATCTGAAATTGCTATGCCAAAAGATAACCCAGAGTGGTATCCAAAGGTGTATGTGAAAAACAAACAAGGCATGACTGATCTCTTAGGAATGCTGTCGGTAGCAAATGACGAAGACCACTTTTTTCACGTCGCAAGATTGAGTCTAAAGGACTTACTTGTGTGCCTAAAGAAAGGAAATTTGGCAGTATCGACAGGCGACATGAACGGATTGTTTCATGTAAGCTGCAATAAGTATAATTACAAGCGTATATGTGAGTTATTAAACATGCACGCAAGCAAATCCAATGTGTTTTTAGAGCATTCTATTGTTAATACTATACTCAGTGACACACTAGCAAAAAAAGTCGCTAAGATCGCATTAGAGAGCGAGGCTCAGACAATAGCAACGTATCCCGTTCTTTATAAAAATGAAGAAGATGCGGACACACTAGATGTTTTGGCTACCATTGTTCAAAACAATAAAATAACAGACCCCTGGCGACATATCCCATACATCAGAAATTTCAGCCTAAAGTTTCCTGAAAAATATGTAAAGGACATGATTGACGCAAGTGCTAGATTAAAAGCCGATGGCGTTAGTATTAGCATGAAGAGATCGCTTGCTGGTGCAAAAGCACTGTCCGATATGTGTGAGTATGTTTGGGAGGTTCAGGAAATTTCGCTACCAAAGATTGTCGAAAATGAGCACAGAGCCTTGATGGCTGAGGTTGCTAAGGGGTGGAATAGAAGAATCAAGGTTGAAACTCTGGGATACAAGCCTGATCCATCGCTAATTCCAGTATACAAAGAGCGTCTTGCCTATGAAATTGGCATTCTTAATAGAATGGGGTTCGAGCGTTATTTCCTAGTTGTTCAAGACTTGGTAATGTGGGCGAGAGATAGCAATATTTTTGTTGGGCCAGGAAGGGGGTCTGATGGGGGCAGCTTGGTTGCATACCTTATGGGAATAACAGATGTTGACCCAATTAGATTTAATCTGATTTTCGAGCGATTTATCAATCCAGATCGACTTGATTTGCCAGATGCAGATTTGGATTTTATGTCAACGAGACGACATGAGGTTATTCAATATCTAATTGACAAATACGGGCAGGACTATGTTGCTGGAATTTCAAACTATTCAACACTTGCATCTGCATCCGCACTTAGGGATTGCGGAAGGGTATATGGCATGTCTGGATTTGATCTATCTGCAACAAAGCTAGTTCCAAAAGAAGGGGGTAAGTCAGCAACGCTAACAGAGGCGGCTGAATTAGTTCCAGAAATTCAAGAGTTTAGAGATGCAAATGTTGATGTGTGGCGACACGCAACGAAGCTTGAGGGCGTAATGCGTAACATGGGTAAACATGCTGCTGGAGTTGTTGTGGCAAGTGTTCCGATTACAAATAGAGCCGTCGTTGAGAAGCGTTCTGGGGCAATGGTTGCTAACTGGGACAAGAGAAGCATCGAAGATCAAGGCTTAGTTAAGATTGATATTTTGGGGCTATCAACGCTTGATGTATTGCAAATAGCTGTGGACTACATCGAACAAAGAACTGGTGAGTTTATCGAGCTTACAAAGTTGCCAATTGATGATTACGAAACGATGAAGAACTTTGGCATTGGAAATACCGTGTCTGTATTTCAGTTCACATCTGGCGGAATGAGGCATCTGTTGAAAGAGTTGGCAAGAGGTGGAATGCTGACGTTCGATGATGTATCTGCGGCAACAGCACTGTATAGACCTGGACCTATGGAATCGGGCCTAATGGATGACTATATTGCAATCAAGCAAGGCATTGCTGATCCAGAGTATGACCATTACTCAATGAAAGGGGCGCTTGAGGTAACGGGTGGTGTGATTATTTACCAAGAGCAAACTATGCAGATTGTTAGGGATGTTGCTGGCTTTACGATGGTCGAAGCAGACCATGTTAGGAAGGCTATGGGAAAAAAAGACATGGAGAAAATGAAAGCCCTTAGAGATAGATTTGTTGAAGGCGCAATGGCGGGGTATGTTGAGATAGAGTTTGATGATGGCACTACTAGAAAAGTCCACAAGATGACTAAATTCTCTGTAAAAGGGCGTGATGAGAAGGTCACTGTGATGGATATTTTCAAACATGGTTATGAAATCTCAGAGAACATTTAAAGAGCCATCTTGTTAGCCAGCTCTCACGCGGTATAATATTATTTTTAATAAGTAAGTAGTGACCTATTAAATATGAGATACGAGATTGAACAGAGTTGGCTTGCTGATGAGTATGTCGGTAAATTAAGGAGTGTTGTTGATATTGCTAACGACATTGGATGCAGCACTCACAACATCAAAAAAAAGCTTAGTTACTGGGGGATAAAGAGGGGTAAAGCCGCCATTGTAAATAAGCCGTCTTGGAATAAAGGGTTAACAAGAGAGGCTGATGAAAGAGTTGAGAGGTATGCAAAGAGCAAGGATGGTTCTTTAAATCCAATGTTTGGTAAAAAAGCGTGGAATAAGGGCGTTGGTGTAGAGGATGAACGCGTGTTTAGAATGACCGCAGCGATGCGAAAGGGCTTTGACTCAGAAGAGACGAGGTTGAAGATGAGTGCCGCCAAGACGGGGTTGAGAGGTGAGGATACGAATAACTGGGGTGGGGGTGTATGGAAGCCAGGAGGTTCTGGTTACATTCAGATGACAAAGAATGGCGTCAGACACTATCTTCACAGATACGTTGCGGAGACGGCGATAGGTAGAAAGCTTTTGACGATTGAGGAAGTCCATCATGTAGATATGAATAGGGAAAATAACGAACCTGAGAATCTACTTGTTATAAGAGCGAGAGATCACACAGCCCTGCATTCAGCAATGAGTCACGAACGTATTGAGAATCAAGTCGAATGGCTTGTTAATAATAACATTTGGCACTTGGAGATAGGAAAGATTGAAGATAAAAAACATAAAACAGCTTAGAGATGGGATGAGCGAGAGCGGAGCATCTGAGTTGTTCGATAAGATTGAGAAATTCGCAGGATATTCCTTTAATAAAAGTCATGCAGTTGAGTATTCCGTAATTAGCTACTGGTGTATGTATTTAAAAACGCATTACCCAGCGGAATATTTTGCCGCAACACTAACGGTTGTTGATAAGGACGAAACGCTAAAGGCGACGGTAAATGATGCTAAGAAGAGTGGAATAGTGATCGTCCCGCCAGACATTAATATCTCAACAGATAGATTTGAGATAAGACATGGGCTGCTTGATGATGAAATGTTTCTATACACGCCATTCAATAAGCTAAAGGGGTTAAGTGAAAAGACTGCTGCCGCGATAATTCTCGCAAGAGAGTCCAAGTCCGACAAGCTCTTTGAAAGTAAAGAGGACTTTCTAAGCACTGTCAATAAAACAAAATGCAATAAGAGGCACCAGGCGGTTCTCGATTCAGTTGGTGCGTTCGCAAGTGTCGAGCCTGATTCAATCCCTGCAAGAAGTCAGGATAGAATCAAGGATCAAATTGAAATGATGCCTGGGTTGATTGTTGAGTATGTAAAGGCGGATAGACAAACAAAGCTAAATGACATTGCGCCTGAGCTAAATGCAAATGTTAAAAGATTTAGAGCCTGTTCAGAGTGCGACCTGAAAGATAAGCCGCACTGCATACCGTCAGCGGGAGGGAAAACATTGAAGTTCATGGTTGTCTCAGATACCCCTTCTTGGTCAGAAGACAAAGAAGGTGTGATGATGGCTGGGATTAGCTCAAAACCGATTGAGTCAGCAATGAAGGAGGCTGGGGTAAGAAAGTCAAACGGGTTCTTTACGTCACTTGTGAGAGCGCAGAAGTCAGACAAAAGACTTACAAATGAGCAGATCAATGGGTGCAAGGGCTTTCTCGATGAAGAGATTGCGGTAATGAGTCCGCCAGTGATTGTGTGTATGGGTGGGGCATCCATTAGACACTTTGTTCCTGATGTAAAAGGGGGCTGGAAGGACTTGTGTGGCCAAGTTGTCTACAACAAAGAATTGGATGCAAATATTGTATTCGGAATTAACCCATCAATGACGGCGTTTAGAGATGAGGCGCAAGAAATGATTGATGATGTTTTTAGAAAGGTTTATGAAATATTAAATTAGGAGATTGAAATGTTTAGTGTGGCGCAGAAAAGAGATATTAGTGAAAAGATACAAAAGGTGCTGAGAGAGGGTGAGATAACTTTTGCAATTCATGTGAGCGGTGAGGAGCGTTGGAGCTGGGCGGATATACAAAACAATGGCGCAGTGTCGTCACCTGATGTAAATCCTCATAATGAGAAAAGCGACCCTTTGGCTCGTTGAAATAATAAGTAATTAATTACTTACTATTCCCAGAAAAAGTGAAATATAATAGCTACATTGTTAGAGATTGATACAGGAGAAGAAAATGAGTGACGTAACAGAAGAAGAGTTGGATGCGGTGAGTGAGCTTGATGTCCGTCTGCAATTTGATGATGAAGGCTTTGCAGGGCAAATGATGAGTGACACTGCGTTCTCGCCAGAGGACATTGATAGTGCAATGATTCAACAGGCGGGGCTATATGCTTTCTACGCAGAGCAAAGTCAGAAGGCAAGCAAGCGAGCTGATAATCTTAAATTAAAAATCTCTATCGTAGAGGCAGAGGTTGATAAGGAAATCAGAGATAAGGTTGCAGAAGAAGGTGGAAAGATCACAGAAAAGGCAATTGATAAGGAAATTGTCAGAACTGCGAAATATGTGCGAGCCGTCATGAATCACAATGACGCGAAGGCTGTGTCTCAAATGATTAGAGACATGCTTGAGGCGTTCAAGCACAAGAAGGACATGCTAATTCAAATTGGCGTAGCAAAAAGAGAGGAACGCGGTGGTCAAACTCGCGTCGCAACTGCTGAAAAGGCACAGGAGAATATGGAGGAGAGGCGTAATAAATTTAAGACAAAAGCGGCTTAGGGAATTTTGAAACAACTCACATTATAAGTCATTAGTGACTTATAATAGAGCTTGTTGAAAGACAAACTTTTAAAACTAATTAAACTAAAGAAACTGGAATAAAAATGGCAAACTTACAAGAATTACTAAAGAACAAAAAGAAAGCAATTGCGGCAGCATCAGGTCGTCGTGAGAACACAACGAAGCTACAGTCTGGCAAAAACAGAATCAGAGTTCTTCCTTCGTGGAGAGGTGATGGTGATGTTCAGTTTTATCATGACTTTGGCAATCACTTTATTAAAGATGATGTCGATAGCAAAAAGCCAACCGCTGTGTATATGTGTGTTGATAAGACGTTTGGTAAGCCGTGCCCTGTGTGTGATGCAATTGAAGCTGGAATCAACTCATCAGCAAGTGACGATACAAAAGCGGCGTTAAAAGCGTCAAAAGCATCTGGACGTATTCTAGTCAACGCTTTGATGCTTGATAAAGATAAAAATACGCCAGTGATTTTAGAGCTGTCTCCAACAACCTTTGACAAGGTTATTGATATTATTACCGATAACCCTGATGAAGAAAACGATGCCTTCAATATCGCAACTGATGTTAAAAATGGCGTTGATATTGTCATTACAAGATCGGGAACGGGAATTAATACTGAATATTCTGTAATTCCTGCGCTAAAGGGCTCAAAGCCTGTTCCAAAAGCAGCACTTGATAACTTATTCAACCTAGATGAATACGTCGCTCAAGAGTATGAGTCTGGAATGAATAAGGCAATTGCAGCGGTCAGCACTGTATCTGGCGCACTACCGTCTCCAAAGAAAAGCTCTGCGTCTTCCGATACGCCGTTTGATGAAGATGTTCCTGAGTTTGAATCAGCACCAAAGGCTGTTGATAAAGCAGCAGCAGATGATGATGCGCTTGATGGCGAGTTTGAAGAGATTGATGAAGCCCCTAAAAAGGAAGAGTCGGACATTTCTGATGACGAACTTGATTCGCTTTTGGATGAGCTTGACTAACTAACTTAGTTAAGTAGTAAAGGGAGGGGCTACTTAGCCCCTTTTTTAATTCAGAGGAGAAAAGAGTGCCTAATTATTTATTGATTGATGCAAACAGCATTGGCTTCGCAGCTCAAGACGCACCGAAACTATATGTTGGTGAGGATGAAGTTCAGTCAACTTACGGCTTCGTAAGGAAAATGCGAGTTGTTTTGAAAGAGTTTGCTGGCTACATACCGATAGTGCTGTGGGATGGCAGAGCGCAGTGGCGTTTTGACTTGTTTCCGCAATACAAGGGCAACAGAAATGTTTACCCAGAAAGAGTTAAAGAAAAAGATGCGTATAAGTCTCAGCACGAAAATATCAAGCGAGCAATGTCGGCGTTGGGAGTGACCCAAGTTACCGACAAAGAAGCTGAGGCGGATGACCTCGCGGCCTATTTTTCAAGAAAGCTTGGTGCAGATAAGCGAAACAAAATAGTAATGGTTTCAGGCGATAAAGATTGGTGCCAGTTGGTTACTGAAAATGTCTCTTGGTATTGCCACAAAACACAAAGAAGGTGCGGTATTGATAACTTTGAGGAGTTCACTGGGTATGCAACACCGCGATTGTTTGTTGAGGGCAAATGTCTTACGGGTGACGGTTCTGACAATGTGCCTGGAGTTGGCAATATCGGTGACAAAGGTGCTCCAGAGTTTTTAGACAAGTATGGAAGCGTTGCTGGATTTATATCTCAGCGAGATAAAGGTCTGTTGCCTGACAAGCTGCCAGCCGCACACAAGCGTCTAAGAGACAACATCGCTCCAAATCCTTCTAAGAAGTATGGGGAAATGTTGCCAGCGCATGATGCCTTTGTAAGAAACAAAGAGCTTATGAATCTAATGGGTGACTGGAAGCCCAATAAGGCAACGACGGTTATGATCTCAGGAAACTATAGCTACAGGCTATTTAAAGAGTTCTGTGAGGACATGATGTTTAACACAATATTGAAGCAGCTATCCACATGGGTAGTGCCATTTAAAAACGTAGCAAAGGGGTAATTTATGAGCGTCGCGGAAGATTTAGCAAAAGCACTAACAAAAGGTATCGGAGAGAACGATGAGAAGTCAGAAGTTACAGACTGGCTAAACACTGGCTTTCCGAACTTAAACATGGCTTTGTCGGGGAGACATAACGGCGGTCTTGGCTTCGGTCGTCTATATGAAATGTATGGGCCAAGTTCAAGCGGTAAGACAGCCATCGCAACTTACTTGATGATCGAGGCGCAGCGAAGAGGTGGTGTTGCCGTTTTTATTGATTACGAGCGATCATTTGACTTGGGAATGGCTGTAAACATGGGGCTAAAAGACGAATTTCCATTCTTTATCTACAAGCAGCCCGAGACATGGGAAGAGGGGAACACTCAAGCAACAAGAGCGGCGCAGATCATTCGCGAGTCAAAGGCTATTCCTGAAAACGCACCTATTTTCATTGTTCAGGATTCAATTGCATCAGCAACACCTAAGTCAATGCTGTATGACAGCAAGGGAAAGAAGAAGGAAATGGATGAGCTAACGATGAATGATACGACAGCGTTAAGCCGTGTCACCTCAACAACATTAAAAGTTGTCGCTCAGTTGGCAAATGAGCTAAATGCAACGGTTCTCTATCTCAACCAAATCAGAACAAAGATCGGCGTTCTGCATGGTGACCCAACCTGTTTGAGAGGAGACACTGTCGTCCCCCTCACTAACGGAACGTCAATGAAAATCAAGGACATTGTTGACAATAAAGTTGAAGCGGATGTGTGGTCATACAACGAAAGCTCTGGTGAATTTGAAGAGAGAAAGATTGTAAATTGGTTTGATAACGGCAAAATACCGGACGATCAAGATTGGATTCATATAAAAACGTCAGGCGTTGAAACTAAAAATGGCGTTTGCGGCATGACTGTGACTCCAGATCATAAGGTTTTTATTGAAGACAATGGGTGGTGCAGAGCAGATTCCGTCTCCGTGTCCGACATGTTGCTTACAAAAAGAACGACAAAAATTAGTGGAACACTTAGAGAGTTTATCTTTGGTGTATTCGCTGGTGACTGCTCGTTGAGAAAAATGTCAGATAGAAGAACTACCGCCAATATGAAAATTCAGGATAACAATGACCCTGATTACGCAAGATGGAAGGTTGATAAATTAAGCCCGTTCTTTTCGTTCAAAAGGGGCAATGTCAAATGGAAAGGTGGTGAAGGCGTAAGATATGATTCCGAGTTTACATCTGAATTGGCAAGCTATGTTGACGTAAGCCGTGACCCACTGGAATTGATGTCTAAAAAGTCAGCGATGCAAATGGCAATTTGGATTATGGATGATGGCTACATGGACAAGAGCAGATGCAGATACACGGTATCAGTAAAAAGAAAGAAGAATGCAGACTATCTTGATAATCTGGCTGATATGTTTTTTGAGACGTGGGGTTTGACATCGAGGGTTAGAGAAAGAGAAGGCGCTTTGATCTTCAACGCAGACTCAAGTAGAAAGATTGCTGAAATGATTGCGCCATTTGTTCCTGAGTGTATGGAAAGGAAGTTGCCAGAAGAGCATAGAGGTAAGTATATTGAGTTTGATCTGACAAACGATGGCGATAAAATCAAGTCCGCATTCGTCCCTGTAACATCTGTGTCAATTAGGGATAGACAGGGGTATAGAGGTAGATATGATATTGAGGTCGAGAGCAATCACAATTATCTTGTCGGAAATAAAGATAACGGGGTTCTTGTTCATAATTGCACTCCAGGTGGCGGTGCTATGGAGTTTTATGCTTCTGGCAGAATTTCACTGGGGAGAACGAAGGTGATGGAGACGGTTAATGGCGATAAAGAAATGACCGCTCAGATCATTAGAGCGAAGATAACCAAATCAAAGCACACTAGACCATTCAAGGTTGCAGAGTTGCGCATGGGCTTCAATGACGACGGCAGTGCGTATTTTGAAGAAATATCAGTCATACTGGATTACTTAGTTAAGCTCGATATTATTGAAACTGCGGGTGCTTATGTCTTGTGGGATGGAAAGAAATATCACCGCAAGACACTTGCGAAGAAAATCATTGAAGATGGCGATGAAGATAAGTTGAGAAAAATGGTTCCCGACTATGTGTAGTGATTTGAAGCTTTATGCCCCAGCGGGGTATTCAAACATATTCGGTGAATATAAAAACGCTATATGTAATGGATGCGGTAGCAAAGGTCTTGGCGGCTTCTTCGTTCCAAATACACTATGGGGATTGAGCATAAAGGAGTCATGCAATATTCACGACTTTATGTATTTTGCAGGCGAGAGTATAGATGACAAGAACAGTGCCGATAGGGCGTTTCTTAACAACATGATTAGAACCATAGATGCAAACAAAAGCTGGCGTGTTGTAAACTATCTTAGAAAAAACAGGGCGTTTATTTATTATAAAATCGTTAAGACTTTTGGCGGACCTGCTTTTTGGGATAAAAAGAATGCCAATGATGAAATGATAGTGGTAGAAAGTTAGTTACCATTTGGTAAAAATGGTGTAGTATCAACGTCTTAACATTTTAGGAGAATGTCATGCTTGATACTACACCGCCAATTGTCGATTACAGAGGTATCCACAGTAAAGATGGAGCATTTTACAGCAAAACAAAGACCCTGTGCAATCACTGCGCAAACCCAATTTGCGATGAATTTGCCGCTCAACTATGCGGTGAGTTTGTTCCAACTATCAAATTTACATCACTAAAGGGTATAGAGGGCGAGTTCAATACGTTTAGAATTGGCGATGCTTGGTCGAGACGAGTATCGGAGGGCATGACGGTTGCCCTAATGAACTCAAAGAAAAATGTAATTATGTGCTTTGCAGAAGTCACCAGTGTTTTTGTTGGTGATAAGTTTGCGCTTGCCGATATGTTCTCTCAAGACAATCACAGCATTAAGGCGCTCGATGTTATCGACGATGTTCCAGAGAAAATGCTAAAGCGATTGAAAAATGCATCAGGCACTATGATTTACAATGCAAACGAAAGGGCTACGGTTATCTATCTAAAGGTTATTGATTATGCTAAAAACGAAAAAGAAGCTGTGGGTGAGAGAGTCATCACACAACGGGAAGAACGGGAAATACGGAAATTTTTGGAGACGTAAGGATACCGACCAGTTGATATACGTTGCCGAAAAGAGAGATGTCGCAACTGGTGTATTTCACGAAACAAACTCTCTTGCCATAGACATAGAAACATTAAAATTGGCAAGAGAGCTTGGTGTTAAAGTGGTGGTTGTTCATATAGGAACAAGCGGTGATAAATACGCCACCACGCTAGATATGTTCGATAGCGAGGCGGCGGTAATGAATTATGACAAAAGAGGGGGTGCTTTGCAGAGATACCTTCCGATAAGCAAATTCAGAAAGCAAGATAGGGAAAGCTTCTTTTGAATAGCTTTGCCCAAAATAGTAAGTCATTAATGAGTTATAATAATGATTAATAAGAAAGCACATTACAAAACAAGGGGAATATATGACTATATCTAGCTCGCCATACTTGGTGGTATCCGACACACATTTTCACAATTTCACAGCGTTCGCGTCCGTAAATGATGCGGGTGTAAATACTCGATTACAAATTCAGATAGACGAATTCAAAAGAGCTGTCGGCGTCCTTCTGGATAATGGCGGAGATACCATCTATAACGCAGGGGATACGTTCCACATAAGAGGCAGAGTTGACACAACTGTTTTGAATCCAGTTACCGATCTATTTGAGTGGATTTCCGATCAGGGTGTGAAAATTATATCCATCCCAGGCAATCACGATCTTGCTGGCAAAAATAGCGAGAAGATAGGTAATGCCGCACAGTCATTGCACAACACGCTTGAGGCGAACATGTGCAATGACGTGTCAATCACCTCAGAGCGAACTGGTCATGATGTGATTTTGTTCCCCTGGCACGCCAATCTCGATGAATTGAAAGCGCGGTTGGAGGCTGAGGCTTCTGATGGCCTGACTGCAATCATTCACGCACCTGTTAATGACGTTGTTTACGGCATACCAAATCACGGTTTGGATGCAGATTACTTAGCTGGGCTTGGGTATAGAAGAGTTTTGTCAGGTCACTATCATAATCATGTTGACTTCGGTAATGGGGTTTATTCAATTGGAGCGATGTGTCATCAAACTTGGGGTGATGTTGGCTCAAAAGCAGGCTTTCTGCTTGTTACCGACTCTGCTGATGAGGTGAGATATATAGCATCACACGCTCCAAAGTTTGTCGATATTACAGAGGATAATTTTGAAGACGCCGAGCTTATCGTTGATGGCAATTATGCAAGGGTGAAAATCGAAGTTACTAAGGGCTCTGATGTTGATGAAATAAGAAAGCAATTTTCTGACTGGGGTGCATTAGGTTGCGTAGTAAATCAGATAAAGAATCACACGCCTGTTGAGCGAGATGGCGTAACGGTTGTGGGTGTATCAATAGGCAACTCAGTTGAGTCATTCATTGATGCAAAAAAATACAGTAACCCAAAGAAACTATCGAAGCTGTGTGCCGAGATACTTGCTGAATCTGAGGAGATGAGTTAATGAAGATACTATCGGTGGATATAAATAATTTTCTGGTAATAGGAAAGGCAAAAGTTAATTTAAGTGACAGGGGGATTGTTCTTGTTCAGGGTGAAAACGAAGTTGATGGCTCTGCAAATTCAAATGGTGCGGGAAAGTCGTCGCTTGTTGATGCAATTAGCTGGTGTCTGTATGGCATAACAGCAAGAGGTGTTGTCGGTGATGATGTCGTTAATAACAAAGTTGCCAAAGATTGTAGAGTTGTTGTCAATGTTGAAGATGACGGAAGTAAGTATCAGATAATCAGACATCGAAAGCACAAGACTGGAAAGAACTCTTTATTGCTTATGAATGGCGAAAAAGATGCAACAGGCGGAACATCAAAGCTAACTCAGGAGTCCATTAATAAAATAATAGGTTGTTCCGCAGATGTATTCAATACTGCGGTATATGCGGGTCAAGAACAGATGCCTGATTTGCCTGGCATGACTGACAAACAATTAAAGATGCTAATTGAAGAGGCCGCTGGTGTAGAGCGCCTTCAACAGGCACACATTGTAGCCATAAAAAAACTATCTGTTGCAAAGAGCAAAATGGATGCGATTGAATCAAATGTTGTGAGTGAGATGTCAGGCAGAGAGGATGACGGTAGAAAGCTGACTGACGCACTCGATAAGCACTCCGCTTACAAACGTGGAGTCACTGGTGATATTGTCAAAGCGGCTGCCGATGCTCATGATGCAAGAGATGAATCCGATAAGCTTGAAAAGCTGCGGATGAAACTTCGTGATGAAAGTGCAATCAGATCGGACATTGGTTGCATAGCGGATGACATAGCGCGTAACAAGGGTGAAGTTGAAAAACTTGGTGAACTAAAGAATGTATTGATAGATTTGGAATACGATCTGAAAGTGGCCCAGCGCGATGTGAGAGTTGCAACGATGGATTGCAAAAAGCAGAAAAAATCAATTGATGATATTGATGATGTAGTTGGCACTCCATGTGGCGAATGCGGTAAAGAGTATCGCAGTGAGGACATCGGCGATGCAAGAGACGCAATGAAGTCCAAGCTAAGAAATAAGCTTGTTGAATTAAAGACGTTAAAAGAGTCTATGGAGTCGCTAAGGAACGCTGTAAATATCGCGAATAACGAGCTTAACAAGTTTGCTAGTGCAATGATTGATGTTAGTGAAGTTTTAGAGCGTCACGGTGCTTTAACGAGCGAGTTAGAAGAGGTGAACGGTTTTGCACACAAGGTAACAAAGCAGAGTGACTTGGCAGACAAGCTTGATGAAAAGGTTTTGCGACTAAAGGAGTCTTCTGAGCTGAACCCTTTTGACAAGTTGATAGAAATGTTGCGTGAAAATCTCAAGAGTTCAGAGGAAAGAGAGATGATGCTTCGTGATGACCTTAAAAAGTCAGAGAGTTTGGTTGAGGTTACAAACGATGCTGTTGAAATTTTCGGCAGATCGGGTGTAAGAGCGCATATTATCGACACCGTAACGCCATTTCTTAATGAAAAGACGGCTGAGTATCTAACCGAGTTGACAGAAGGAAGTATTTCTGCGATTTGGTCAACCATCAGCAAGACATCGAAGGGTGAGTTGCGTGAAAAATTTGGCATCGCAGTTGAAAAAGAGAATGGTGCGAAAAATTTCAGAGGGCTATCTGGTGGTGAAAAGAGAAAGGTAAGAATTGCAACGTCAATGGCTCTGCAAGATTTGGTGGCATCGCGAGCAAGTAAGCCAATCAGTCTGTATATGGCGGATGAAATTGACGATGCGCTAGACACGTCGGGACTTGAGAGACTAATGGGTGTCCTCACTGCAAAATCAAGAGAGAAGGGGACGGTGCTTGTTATATCGCATAACAATCTATCGGACTGGATTGAAAAAGAAATTACCGTTAGAAATGTTGGCGGGGTTTCTACTGTTGATGGAGCGGTGTAATGGTTGATGAAGCGTCAACGCCAAGAATGCTGCTGGATATTATGGAGGGTGCGGTATCTAGTGTAAATAAGAAAATTAGAGACGCAACGATGCTTAGTAAGGGTGCGTTGATTTACAAACTAAATCAGCCCATCTCGGTAACAAAAAGGATTGGGAGTAAGTATAGAAAGGAGCCGCTAATTGGCGGTGAAGAGTTTCAGGTAAAGAAGGTTTATTTTGGCAAAAAGAAAAGGCCAATATTTGTATTTAGACAGATCGGAAGGTCACCTTCCGAAGCTGTCGAGATGATGGGTGAAGATGCAATCGAAGTTCTCGATGGCTTTGGTGACTTCATTGAGCAAGTGATGGATGGCGGTGCGCTTGCGATAGTTGAGAGCAGAGCCAGAGAGATTGAGGGTTTCAAATCAAAGGCTGACTACGAAAAGGAGGAGGCTGTTAAAGAAAAGGAGCGTGCTGTAAAGAAAAAAATCATAGAAAAGGAGGAGTTTTACGATGACAAAGACGATTACGGGAGTTGGTAAATGAAAGTAGGTGACATCGTTGTGATGAGATACGGGTGTTATTGATGAAAGATCACGAAATAGCGGGCTTGGTGAACGCACTGAGAGATGAATTGTTTAGTAGATTCCCAGTGCTGCCCCAGTGCTTGCGTGAAATAATACGCAATGTTGTGATTAATTTTTTAGAAAAAGAGGGGTTAAAGAAGGATGACAGTAAGTAGTGTGATTATTAAAAATCTTGAGCGCAGATATGAGAGTGCAAAAAGAGTGGTGGAGAGAGAAAGGGAGAAGAGTTACCCCAAGAGCGGAATAGTGCCTTTGGATTTGGCACTTGCAAGAGAGTCTGAGGCGCAATGCGCACTTCAAGCATCAATATCAATATTCAACGGGAATGAGCCATGAGTGACTTGGATGAAAGAATGAAGAGCGCAGGAATGATGTCAGTGTCGGAAATGCTAGGGAGGACTCCTTTGGACGCATTTGTTGGAAACGCACAGGTGACCGATCTCAAAACATTTGAAGAGTGGGTTCTGATGAGACGTGAGAAGTTTATTAGAATGCAGATTGGAATGACTTTGGATAGTAACGAAAGTGATGAAATGTTTGAGTGGGTGATTGCTCACAATGCAATTCTTGCTGAGGTAATTGTAAACTTTAGACAGGCAATTGGGAAATAGAATGAGTGAGATAAAAATTGTAAGCTTTGATCCATCGTTATGTAACTTTGGGATAGCAACGCTGACGCTGGATACAGAAGACAATTCAATTAAGGTCAACACATTGATCTTGGCTAAACCAACCAAAGCTGACAACGCAACAAAGAAGTCCGTAAGAAAAAACAGTGACGATCTCAGAAGGGCAAGATGGCTTCAAAAGCACATGGTTGACTCATGCAAAGGTGCGGCAATAGCAATTGCAGAAGTCCCCGTTGGCTCTCAGTCAGCAAGGGCGATGGCAAGTTATGGCATTTGCTTAGGCGTTCTTGCTTCGTGCCCAATACCGTTAATCGAAGTGACACCTGCTGAGGTAAAAATGGTGTCGGTTGGCAAAAAGACGGCTAGTAAAGCGGAAATGATTGCGTGGGCGACAAAGAAGCACCCAGAGGGCAACTGGAATACCAGAAAGCTAAAGGGCGAAATGGTTCTTACCAATGACAACGAACATTTGGCAGATGCAGTAGCGGCGGCCTATGCGGGCATGGAGTCAGAGCAGTTCAAGTCGGCAATTGAGATGCTTAGAATGATGAAGATGGCTTAATTTTTGTGGATCATATAGTAAGTAAGTGGTGACTTATTATATAATCAAGCACTAAAGGTGAGATGCAGACCGTATAACTGCTGTTAATATTAAATGGGAAATGCTTGATGGCGATAGAAGTAGAAAAAAGAAATGGCAGAAGAGAGCTGCTGAATGTAGGTAAGATTCACAAAGCAGTCCAATGGGCCTGCGATGGACTTGACGTATCTTTGTCTGAAATAGAGACGGGTGCGCACATTCAGTTCTTCAATGGAATTAAGACCAGCGACATTCAGAGCGCGTTGATAGGGTCTGCTGCGTCGTTAATTGATGTTGATACGCCAGACTACGAATACGCAGCGGCAAGATTGATGTTGTTGCAGATTTATAAAGAAGCTGGCATGGGGGAGGTGTCGTATCTAAGCTTGGATGACTACGTTGCGCACGGTATTGAGATTGGAAGACTGTCTCCTGAATTGGCAAAGTTTGACCTGGAAGAGCTGGATAAGGGTATTGATCCAGAAAGAGATATGCAGTTTAAGTATCTAGGCATGCAAACGGTGTATGACCGATATTTGATTCAAGAAAATCCAGAAGTAGGAAGTGATCGCGGCAGAGTTATTGAAATGCCTCAGCACATGTGGATGCGTATTGCGATGGGGCTGGCTTTAAACGAGTTGTCAGAAGAAAGAACATTTAGAGCTATTCAGTTCTACGATATTTTGTCCAAATTTGAGTTTGTGAGCTCAACACCAACTCTGTTTAATTCTGGAACAACACATCCTCAAATGAGTTCGTGCTTTGTGAATACAGTGCAGGATGCTATTTGGGAAAGATCGCAAAACAACCCAATTGGCGATGGGATATTTGGAACAATCACCGAATGTGCTTTGTTGTCAAAGTTTGCTGGTGGTATTGGGACTGATTGGACTAGGGTTAGACCAACTGGTTCGCACATTAAATCAACTAATGGAACGTCGTCCGGAATCGTTCCTTACCTAAAAGTGTTTAATGACACTGCGGTTGCGGTTAATCAATCATTCACACCCGACACCATGTTGGTTACAAAGGATGGATTTAAGCGCATTGAGGATGTTGTGAGTGCCGATCTTTTGATGAATGGGTCTGGTGACTTTAGAGAGATAGAGAAGATAAAGTCATACGATCAGCACGACCCCGTTGTGTCAGTCAAGTTTGCCAGAGGAATTGAACCAGTGGAGGTGACATCCGGTCACAGATTTCTCGTAGTTAGGGGGATACGACTCAGAGAGTCATTTAAGCGCGTAAATTGGAATGATAAAAAAACCGAGTGGGTTGAGGCAAAAGATCTGTTGGATACTGACATGCTTTGTGTTGCGCAGCCAAGTCCTAATTCGGCACATTTGATACATTCGGAAGATGATTGCAGAATGTATGGCGTCATGATTGGGGACGGTCACGTAAAGAAGGATAGGTATGAGGCTGGTGTATCTCTGGGCATCGACGGGAAGAGCGATGTCATTTCATTTGTGAGGTCGTATCTAAAAAGCAAGTCGGTTCATAGCTGGGAGACTGTTGACGGAAAGTGTCAGTATATTTCTTGGAACTCAAGAGACCTGCCTGCATTCTCAAGAAATTCTCTTTATGATAAACACGGCGAAAAGAGAATTTGTGGGGACATGTTGAATGTCCCACCAACTCACGCAATATTCATAATTCAAGGCATGTTGGAGACAGACGGCTATTACAAGAAGTCAGGTTCAATGAACTATGTAACAACGTCAAGAAACCTTGCGGAGTCATTTAGGTTTTTATGCACAAAGTTTGGCGTTTTGCCAACGGGATATAGAAGAAAAATTTCTGGCGGAACGTTTACAAAAAGATGTGGCGAGAAGGTGAAGAGGGAGAACTGTAAAGATATTTATGAGGTGTCGACTCCGATATTCTCAGAGATTTCTGATATTTTCGACGTCCCAAAGACAACAACGTTTCAAGGGTGGTATAGGCTCGAATCGGGCGCTTTGCTGAATAGGGTGAGATCGGTTACGCCAATTGACTATAGTGGCTACGTGTATGACTTTGAGATGGATGGCCCACATAGCTACTCGATCAGTGAGGGAATCGTGCATAACGGTGGCAAAAGAAATGGTAGTTTCGCGGCATACCTAGAACCCTGGCATGGCGATATTGAAAGATTCTTGTCACTCAAGAAGCCAAATGGTGACGAGCGTTTGCGGGCAAGGGAAATATTTCCTGCACTCTGGACAAATGACTTATTCATGGAGCGAGTTCGTGACCAGAAGGATTGGTCACTGTTTGACTCGCATGAATATCCAGAACTACATCAGCTTCATGGTGATGACTTCAAAATTGCTTACGAGCAAGCAGAAGCCGATGGGGGTGCGATAAGAACTGTTAATGCAGAAGTTCTCTGGAGAAAGATTATCACGGCTCTAGTAGAGTCTGGTGCGCCCTGGATTACATTCAAAGACGAGTTCAATAGAAGAAATCCTCAAAAACACATTGGTTCTATTTTATCGAGCAACTTATGCTGCATGACGGCAGACCAAAGAGTTGTTACTGATGCAGGAATTATGACGGTTGGTGAGCTATATGCCTCCGAACGTAGTAATAAAGTCGTTGGCTTGTCTGAATTTAGTGATGCCTCAAAGATGCTTCTGCCAAGACCCAATGCGCCAATTGTTCAGATCAACACCGCAGAGGGATATGAGCACAAAGTAACTCCAGACCATAGAGTTTGGGTAAGAGATAAGGGGTGGGTTGAGGCGCAAGATTTGGAGTCTGGCGACAAGTTGCTAACTCAACAAATTGAAGGAATGTTTGGTGAACAGCATTTTCCAAAGCTTGCTTTGATTGCAGGCTTGGTAGCTGGTGACGGGACGTTTAGCGAAAAGGCTGGTTCAACAATATCAGTTCATATTGATTTGTGGGGCGAGAAGACTGGTAAATTCGTTCCTGTTGTTGAAAAGGTTGTTGAGAGTTTGATATGTGGTGAGGTAGCGTCTACATCATCGGTTCATAAGCCGAAGTTTTCATTCAATCACGCCAAGAACTCATATAGACTTTGCAGTGCGCCATTGGCAAGAGTTCTTGATGAAATGGGGTTCAATAAGCAAACTAAGTTAGATGTGCCTGATTTTGTTTGGAAGGGAACAAGATCAACAGTTATGGGGTATCTTAGAGGCTTGTATCTGACAGATGGAAACATACAGGTTGGTAAAGATGCGACATGCATGGCGCTGTCATCATCAAGTAGAGATTTCCTAAGAGATATTCAGATACTTTGGGCTAACTTTGGGGTCAAGTCGTCAATGAATAAGGTTCATAACGGCGGCATGCGTGACTTTGGCGATGGGTATGGCGAGTATGAGTGCAAGACTGTCTGGAGATTGTTAATAACCTCAATTCAGGGCTGTCAGATTGCAGAGCGTGTGACCATGTTGGGCAAGTATAGAACTGGAGACGGTGCGGATACATTTGTTAGTAACCTAAGTAAGAAAGGGTATAAGCAGAAGCTATATGCAACATTCACTGACTTAACTGAGTTGCCAAATGAAGATGCCTACTGCTTGACTGTTGACTCAGAAACTCACGCTTGGACTGTAAATGGGCTGATAACTCATAATACCGAAATTGCCTTAAATACGAGTGACGATGAGACCGCCGTTTGCAATCTGGGCTCAATTAATATATCAGTCGTCAAGCCTCACATGTTTAGCCGAGTGATTCCAATCGCAATGCGTATGCTTGACAACGTAATTGATTTGAATTTCTATCCAACTGAAAAGGCTCGCGCTACAAATATGAAGCACCGACCTGTTGGATTGGGCTTGATGGGGTGGGCTGATTACATTGTTGAAAAAGGTATTGATTGGGAATCAATTGCTCACCTAAAAGAAACTGATAATGTTTTTGAGCAATTTTCTTACTGGGCAATTAGCGGCTCTGTTGATTTGGCACAAGAGCGCGGTGCTTATGAGTCATTCAAAGGCTCAAACTGGGACGAAGGCATTTTTCCAATTGACACCGCAAGGGAGCTACCGAGTGAATGGAGTGCCGATTCAAGCGAAAGAGTTATTACTCAATGGGATACGTTGAGAGCTCGCCTTGAAGAGCACGGCATTAGAAACTCCAACTGCACATCGTTAGCACCAACCGCAACTATTTCAAATCTTGTTGGAACTGAGCCTTGTATCGAGCCCCCTTTCAAGCAGGTCTCAATAAAAGAGAACAAGTCTGGCAAGTTTAAAGTTGTCGCACCTTCCCTACGTCACGGCAGACCTGAATTGGTAAAAGTTGCATTCAATATTGACCAGAAGTGGATCATTAGACCAGCCGCAGTTCGTCAAAAGTGGCTGTGTCAGTCGCAATCCGTGAACCTGTTTAAGAAGCTTGGTGTAAAGGGTAGCGTAATTAGCTCATGGTATTTCTTAGCATGGGAGTTAGGTCTTAAATCTACATACTACCTAAAGCAACAGATTAATGAGCTAACTGATGAAGAGGCTGGGACTTCGTTAGTCAAGCAGGCTCTTGAAAGGCTTGAGAAGCCTGTTGACCCTGTTGGTCCCGTTGAGGTTGATGGTGAGAAGAGTCTCGATGATATGGTTGATGGTGTAAAGGTTTGCAGTATCAGCAACCCAGAATGCGAGAGCTGTCAATAACAAGTCTTGTGAATCTTGACAGTAACTTGGTTTAGTTAGTTTACCCAATAATAATAAGTCATTAGTGAGTTATAATAAGACTCATTAGTGACTTACTTAGAGGTGATAGATATGAGCGAAGGTGATGATTATTGTAGTGCTTGCAACGGTAGTGGCGAAGGTAGCTACGACGGGTCTTCTTGCTCGACATGTGGCGGATCAGGTCACGACAAGCAAGAGGTGGATGAACGCGACTGGGGTGATGTATATGACGAAGGATGGGGTGATTGATGCCTGATGCAGATAGCATTTTAGCTATGGTGGCTTACTTTGTGATAATAGTGGCGGTAGTGGTTTTTAGTGCTCTTTTTGGTGAAAACGAGAGTGATGATAGATGCGGCTTATAAAGATGGACTGAGAGAAGTTATGAATGTGAATAATAAAGATAAAGAGAATATGGCATTTGGGTGTTTTGGAATTACGATTGCCGCAATCATTGTGTCGCTGGGCGGGTGGGTGACGCATGTTGTCTCCTGCATTCAAAGCGAAGATTGGTTGTTTTTAATTGCAGGTGCAATAGCAGCCCCAGTTGGAGTAATTCATGGGATTGGTATTTGGTTTGGGGCGTGGTAAACAATGTCAAATAAACAGTTTAATTTATGGCTAATCATTGCCCGACTTGTGCCAAAGAAATTGGTTTACGCATGTGCGGTCTTGGTTGCGGCATACGCAACATATGGCAAGAACGAAAAGAATAATTTATCTAAGCTAAAAGCTACTGATGCAATAAGAATATACGGTGATGGCAATGGCATTTAATGTTAATGATAGACGGCTAATTGAGGGGCCGACGAACGACCTCATGCAAATTAGACCCGTAAAGCATGGCTGGGCTATGGATGACCTTCAAAGAATGAAGGACAACACTTGGGATGAACGGGAAGTTGATTTAAGTGAGGATGCAAAACAGTATGCAACAGGAATGCTTAGTGATGGCAATCTAACCGCGTATAAGAAGGCTCTCGCGTTCCTAAGTAACTTGGATGGGATTCAGTTTAATAATTTAACGATGAACATCGGAAGACACATAACTTCGCCAGAAGCAAGTATGTGTGTTTCTCGTCAGGCATGGGAAGAGGCGCAGCACGTTCTTTCCTATGGCCAGATGATCGAAAGTATCGGTTTTGATCCAGAAGAAATCTACTGGATGTTTGAAGAAGACCCAATACTTGCCGAGAAGAACCGATACATAATGAGTTCGTCTCAGATTTTAGGGAAGGGGTTCACGCCAGAGAACTTTGTAAAAGCAGTTGCGGCAAATATTGCTTTGGAGGGTATTTACTTTTACAGCGGCTTTCTAACATTCTATGTATTAGAGCGTCAGGGCTTGATGAGAGGTAGCGCGAAGATGATTAAGCTCATTCAGCGTGACGAAGTGGGTCATCTGAACTTCTTCGTAAACATGTGGCATACGTTGCGTCAAGAGCGACCTGAGCTGTTTACTGAGCAGCTAATGAAGGACGTAATGACGATTATGACAGATGCGGTCGAACATGAGCGGGTTTGGGCTAAATACATTATTGGTGAAGGCGTTCTGGGGCTAACTGAGGTGATTACCGACGATTTCATGGGCGTTCTTGGTAACAAACGTCTGGCATCTATGGGTTTGGAGCAAAAATACAAAGTGAGGGATTTGGTTTCTTGGTTCGATGATGCTTCGAGAGTGAATGGGACGGATGAAAACTCATTTGAAACAAAAGTGTCTGCGTATGCAACAGGAGCGTTGGAGTGGAATTGATTGATTTTTTAATGAGAGTTTTGTTTATTGTTGACATTAGACCAAATGGCATTTACGCACTTGATGTCCAGAATAATAGATGGGAAAAAAGATTGTCAAGAAAGGTTGGTAACAAAAAGTAGCAAAAACAAGGCATTGGGGGTTGTGCTATTTTAAGCGTGAAAATAAGTCACTTATGACTTACTTATCCCAGATGCATTGTGCAACAATACACTTTCTCGATAGAGAGTGACAATTAACTACAAGAATAGGGGGCAGCATGAAGTATGTATTAGCAATCGCACAGGCATAGATAAAAAGAGCACGTTGCTGTTTGAAAACGGTGGGTTCGATTACTTCGGCCCACCAAAGTTATTAATATTTCGAGTAAAAAATGATTACATTAAAAAGTTTAGCAAAGAATATTTCAAAAGACTCTGGCGAATCTGCGCAGTGTGTTGAGCGAATTTTAAAGGCAGCATTTGACGCAATTAAAGAAGATGTTGCGTTAGATCAAGAGGTTAGAGTTCATGGGTTTGGCACATTTAAGCTAAAACATAGAGCGGCACGAAAAGGGCGTAATCCACAAACAGGCGAAGAGCTTCAAATTAAGGCATCAAGTATTATGGTATTTAAGCAATCAAAGGCAAAGGTAAGTGAAAAAAGTGTTTGATACGTTGTCGGTAGAGCCATTAACAGCGATTGAAAAGGTTGGGATATTTAGGGTTATTGCCGTCGCAATGTTGACGGCATTTAATGTTATATCGGTAGGCTTTGTTATGCCGTTTATGATTAGCTCCGATTCGTCAGAGCTTGTGATGCTAGGTTTTGCTTTGGCGTTAATGACGCTGGCTGTCAATTGGTTTTGTATTTACATGTTTATTAGAGGTAAAAAGAATAATGTTTAGAATTTTTGGTATTGTTGCGCTGGTTTTATCAATGATTGGTGTTTCTAGCTGTGAAAAAGTCCCCGCTGGTCACGTTGGGGTAAAGGTGTTTCTTTTGGGTGGAAGCAAAGGTGTTGACTCAGAAGAGCTGGGTGTCGGTAGATACTTTATTGGTCTCAATGAGGAGCTATTCTTGTTCCCAACCTTCACTCAGAACTATGTGTGGACTGCTGGAAAGGATGAGGGCTCACCAAACAACGAGTCAATTACGTTTCAGACGAATCAGGGTTTGGCAATCAACACGGATGTCGGTGTTTCGTATGAGGTAAATAAGGAAAAGGTAACAAGTGTCTTTCAGAAGTATCGAAAGGGGGTTGATGAAATTACCGATGTTTATCTGAGAAATATGGTGCGTGATGCGTTTGTATCCGAAGGGTCAAAGCACGATGTTGAGTATATTTATGGAAAAGGTAAAACCGATTTCATGAAGGCGGTGCAGGCAAGTGTTATATCTCAAGTCAGAGAGATCGGCATTGATGTTGAGAAGATTTATCTAATTGGCAGAATGAGATTACCTGATTCAGTTGTTAGAGCAATTGATGCAAAGATTGGCGCAACTCAGAAGGCTCAACAGCGTGAAAACGAAGTTCGAGAGGCAGAAGCATCAGCCGCGAAGAAAGTTGCACTAGCGAACGGTGAGGCGGATTCAATTCTGGCAGTTGCAAGAGCGCAGGCTGAGGCAAATAGTTTACTGAGCGGGTCGCTTACCAAAAACTTGCTTGAAAACAAAGCAATTGAAAAGTGGGACGGAAAGCTACCGTATATGAACGGCAGTAGCGGTGTTCCGATGATTAAGTTACCTAATATGTAGCATAGATTGTTTGTTGCTGGTGATTGTAATAAGTCACTAGCAACTTACACAGCCCAGAGAATAACTGTAATAATAAGCACTCTTGAAAGAAAGAGTTTTTATTATTACAAAAGGAGACGATAGTGAGAGCAACGCTTAGTGATTTATTGGAACAGCTTGAGAACTCAACCAATCCCGTTACGGACTGGGTTTTGAAAGAGTGCATCATGGCAAGATTGATGATTAAAGATTTTAGTTAAAAGAGGGAAGCCTATGTTAGATGTTAGCAAAGTGCCGTCGATGATGGCGATAGCTGCGAGTTTCACTGGCGGTGGTATTCAGAAGCCAGTAATGCCGAAGTCGGATTGGAAACATGATGACAAAAGAGTTGCCAAAGCTCAGGCAAAAAGAGAGCGCAGAATGAAACGTAATTTAAAAAATAAAGGTGGTAGATAATATGCAGCAGTATAAAGAATTATTGCAGGACATTCTTGAGAATGGCGACAGCTCGGATGATAGAACTGGAGTTGGAACAACATCGGTGTTCGGCAGACAAATTAGGTTCAACTTGAAGGATGGCTTTCCCCTACTTACAGCAAAGCACACATCATTCAAGATGATTGCAACAGAGCTTTTGTGGATGCTTTCAGGCGACACAAACGTAAAGGCTCTTAACGATCAAGGCAATAAGATTTGGAATGAGTGGGCGACAGAAAGTGGTGAGCTTGGCCCTGTTTATGGCAAACAGTGGCGTGCTTGGCATAACGACCGCGACGGTTGCGAAGTTGACCAGATTGCAAATGTAATTGAGTCGCTAAAAAGTAATCCAAAATCAAGAAGACATATTGTGTCAGCTTGGAATGTGAATTACCTTCCAGATGAGAGGACTTCGCCAAGTATGAGTGCATATATTGGGTTCATGGCTTTGCCGCCATGCCACCTATTGTTTCAATTCAATGCGAGAAAGCTAAGTGCCTCCGAAAGAAGAAAGCTTATTCCAAAGGGGACAGTATTTTCTCAAAGCATTGTAACGGACAAAGAGTGGCACAGGGCTCTTGATTTAAATGGCATTCCTTCATACGAACTTAGCTGCCAGTTGTATCAACGTAGTGCAGATATGTTCTTAGGTGTTCCGTATAACATTGCTTCATACGCATTGCTTACGCACATGGTAGCCCAGCTAACAAACATGACCGTTGGTGATTTCGTTCATACATTTGGCGATGCTCATATTTACAATTCACATTTAGAGAAGGTCGAAGAGTTATTGAGTAGGGATTTTGATAAATATGATTTACCTAAGCTAAATATAGTTGGGAAGCATGACGGCATTGATGACTTTACCTTAGATAGTTTTGAGGTTGTGAGTTACCAGTCTCAACCATCTATCAAAGCCCCAATAGCTGTATGATTGAGTGGCGAGAGGTTGGTGGCTATGACGGTGCGTATTTGGTATCCAATCGTGGTGATGTAAAAAGTGTTGCAAGAGTGGCAAGGAGAGCTGTTAATGGTGTAGAGATAGTTAGACCCATCAGGGAGAGGCTGTTAAAAGCTCGGAGAAATGGCGGAGGGTATCCAATAGTTACAATGTATAAAATAGGTGTGCCGAGAACCATCGTTGTTCATTCGATAGTTGCCAGTGCGTTTCTAGGAGAAAGACCGCCTGGCATGTTCATCTGTCATAACGATAGTAATGTTGAAAACACAAATGACTGGAATTTGAGATACGATACGCCAAAGGGAAATATGGGGGACAGAGTTTCAAATGGAACGTCACCAGTTGGTGAAAAAAACGGAAATTCTAGGTTGAATGGGTCTGATGTTTTAAAAATAAGAGACCTCATATCGGATGGCATGTCGAACATTGACATTTCAAACAAAATGGGTGTCTCTAAGTCAACGGTGTCGCACATAAAGACGGGAAGAACTTGGGGGCATGTAGTTTGATCTTAATGCCCACGAACAACCCACAATTTTGAGTATAAAATGCTCAATTGATAATTTCAAGTTAGAAGATTTTGAAGTTATCGGATACGAATCACAGCCTTCGATAAAGGCTGAAATAGCAGTTTAGGTTAGGAGAGGGCATGAGTGAGGATGGGAAAAAAGGTTTTATCAGGTTGATAAATGGGGTTTGGCATACTCGCGTTCGCATTGAGGATAGTTTCTCGGTGATGCGATATAGCGAGGTTGAGTCAAGAGGGCTTTTGAATGAATGATCGCTCAAATGAAATAACATACGAATATTTTTGTGTTTTGGGTGAGCCATCAAACGGCAAATGCAGTAAGAGGATGCGCCAAAACGGATCGCATACTTACTTCACATATCATCTGATGCGGTAATGGCTGGTTTACCCAATGTCAAAAAGCCATGCTCCAACTGCCCTTTTAGAAAAGACTCACAAAAGGGGTGGCTCGGTGCAGAGAGAATGCGGGAAATATTAAGTTACACCTCTTTTGTTTGTCATAAGAAGACCACTCTACAGTGCGCTGGTCACATGCTGATAAAAGGGGATGAGAACGCATTTGTTCAGATTGCAGAGAGACTTGGTGTTGATCCAAATCTATCAGGTAGTGATTTGGTATTTGAAACAGAGGAAGATTGTATAAACCATCATGGGGGATAAATGATTAATTGGAAGAGATTGAGCATTGCGTTTGGGGCTTGTGTTGCTGTTTTGGCAGCAGCGGTGTTACTTGCGGGTGGAAAATGACTATATTAAGACCGACGATAGATCGGTGGAAATAAGAAATGAAACAAAAACAAGAATGAAAATGGGCAAATTGGCAAGTCAATTCATTAATAAAAGACTGACCTTCGTTTATAAAAACTGGCGAGGGGAAACTGGAAAAAGAACTGTTGTGCCAATTAGCATTCGATTTGGCGAAAGCAAGTTTCACAAAGGCGAGCAGTGGATTATGAGAGCTTTTGATGTGGAGAGAAAGGGTGACCCAGTGAGAGAGTTTGCAATGAAAGACATACAAGGCATTAAAAGATGCCATGACTGTTTGCCAAAAACGAAAAACCCATGTCTTGATATTGAAGTTGATGAGATTTCGGGTGATTGATGAGTAGAGTGAAATTTGAAGAGGATATGGAGAGGTTCATATCAGGCAAGATCAACAAGATGATGGGTGAGATTGAAGGTGAGTATCCAGATTGCTTTACGGAAATGAGAATTACCGATGATGACTGGTTGGGTGTGAAAAGAAAAACACTTAGCAAGGCGAGAGTTGATTTCAAAAACACAATAAAGGCGGCAATTAGATGGAGCGAGTGGATTAAATGATTACCATGATGATGGCAGTGTCCCAAAACGGGGTCATAGGCTGCGATACAGGTATGCCCTGGCATGTATCAAGCGAGTTGAAGTTCTTCAAGGCACAGACAATGGGAAAGCGCATTGTGATGGGCAGAAAGACTGCTGAATTGGTTGGCTGCTTGCCAGGAAGAGAGTGCATTGTTGTCTCTCGAAATAGAGGCTTCGTTGTTGAGGGCTTCGAGGTAAGAACTGCATACGAGGTTATTAAGCAGGATGAGGCCATTCTGGATATGGACACTGTAATATGTGGCGGCGGTGAAATATACGATCTATTTATGCCGTATGTGGATGAGATTCTTGTGTCCAGACTCGCTGTTACTGCGGAGGGAAATGTGCTTATGCCTGGTATTGACTTAAGCGTGTGGAAAATTGGCGGATATGAAAATCACCCTGAGTTTACGGTTGAGAAATATGTTAGGGTAGATTAAATTAATAAGTCATTACTTACTTATTAGTGTGTATAATAATCATACTGTTAATTTGAAACAAAGAGAGCGTAAATGGAAACAAAACAAACTATTAAGATTCAGTGTTTTGAGGTGAATCATGAAAAAAAAGAGGCGACCCCTTTTGATATTGAATATGAGTATGAAATGTCGGATGAAATCATCGATATGATTAATGAAGAAATTGAAGCCGGTGCTAATGCCGCCGTTGGTGTAATTTCTGAAGAACGAGCTGAGGACAGACGTATTGCCGAAATCTCAAGAATGTGCGGAATGTCTTACAGAAAGTATTGGAAGGAGTGCTTTGCATGATTGGTTTACTGAAAAAGATATTTAAGTTTGGCGCAAGAAAGATTGGTGTAAGTAGTCTTTCCGTTAGTTCGATTGTTGATCGCCACTCAAGAGAGATCGTCTCCATTGAGCAAAAAATGAAAGCAGCTAAAAAAGATGCTGCCAAGTTACTTGCGGAAAGATCGGAAGCAATGAAGCGAGAGGCAGATAGCCTTATTGAGCGTGAATTACTTTTGCAGAAGAAACGTGCAGAGGCGGAGGTGGAGCTTGAGCTTGCGACGATTGCGCAGGCAGACATGATGTAACAATCGGCAGCACATTTAATTTTCAACATAGGCGGGCTAGTTCCCGCCTTTTTATTATCTAAAATATATAGGAACATATATGACTATTAAAAAACAACACATTTTGGCAGTAACAAACGGCTCGGTATCAGAAGCGGCAGAACATCACATTGGCGACGTTAGTTACCTAAGTGAGCATGTGAGTGAGGGAAAGGGGTTTATTCGCTTTAACAAGGGGTTTAAAGGGCTTCCATTTGATACAAATGACGTGGTAGTTGCTCCGAGAGATATTCTTGAAACATCGGACGACTACATGCAAATCATTCCATACATTGTGACAATGCGTGATGGAAAAATTCTTTCTTACACTCGAACAAAAACAGGTGGTGAATCACGATTGCACGACAATGTGTCAATTGGGTTCGGCGGGCATATTGATGTTGGTGACGTATCTGTCAAAAACGGCAAGCAGGAAATTGATGTCGAAGCGACAGTTGCTAATGCCGCAAGTAGAGAAATGAATGAAGAGCTAACCATTCAGGGTGCAGGCGATACATTCAATGCGGTAGGTATGATTGTTGACAGAAGTAATCCTGTAGGTATGGTTCATGTTGGCGTTGTTATTATCGTCAATACGGACGGCATCGTTACCTCAAATGAAGATCAGATTGATCTACATGGCTTCAAAACGAAAGAAGAATTGCTTGAGGTAGAAAATCTTGAAAACTGGACTGGTATTTTACTGAATAGCGGATTGTTTGAATAATGATTGGTTTAATTGGTGCATCTGGGGTCGGCAAGACAACTCTGGCTAAGAAGTTTGCAAAGAAGTCTGGCTTTGTTTATGTAGAGAGTAGCGTTAGAGGCGTTTTTGAAAGCATGGGTCTTGATCCAAAGGTTGATTATGACTTCGACACAAGACTGAAGATTCAGATTGGTATATTGGAGGCTTCAAAGGCAAGTTACCAAGAAATCGGCAGCTCTTTTATTTCCGACAGAACGCCGCTTGATTTACTTGCATACACAATTGCGGATGTTGGTAGGGAAAATCTAAACGAACAGCAGTCATTGGCATTACTTGATTATGTGGATGAGTGCTTTCATGCTACCAACACTTACTTTTCTGCGGTGATACTGGTTCAACCCGGCATACCAATGAGCAGTGACGGCATTAGACCAACTAATTTGGCCTATATGGAGCACATTGCAATTATATTAATGGGGCTTCTTGCAGACCAGAGATTGAACTGTGCAAAGAGCTTTATTAATCGGAACACCCTTGATCTAAGCAAGCGAATTGGCGTTGTTGAAAGCATTCTAGGTAAGGTTCATCTTGACAATGCTGAGTTGGCTAAAATAAGTGGCGTTCATTAGCAAGAAAAGGGTTAGTTAATTAGCCCACAGCTCTCCCTAGTTGTAGATGAAATAATAGATTCAAGTTAAGAAATGAATTAATTATTTTGCATCAACGAAGGAGAGTTTTTTATGTCAAGAACAAATAGATTGCCAGAGAACAAAGTTAAAGTTTTGGGATTCGTTCCAGAAGTAAAATGGCTAAAGATAGCGGATATAAAAAGAACGCCTGAGTATCAAAGAAGTCTTGATGTTAAGAAGGTAGATCGCAGACTAAAAAAGGGGCTTGATTGGGGAAAGGTGAAGTCCGTAAGTATCTCGTCAAGACCTGATGGAACAATGTGGTGCTACGATGGTCAGCACACAATGGCTCTTATAGAAAGAGCAGGGTATGACAAAGTTCCGTGCAGCATTCAGCCCTGTGAAACGGTGTCCAGAGAAGCGGAGCTTTTTTCTGAAATGAATACCGATGTTGTAAAGGTAACGCCAATAGAAAAACACAATGCGTGTCTTCTTATGGACGAAAGAACACACTCTCATGATGTTGAGTATGCCCTAAGTATGTTTGATATAAAAATAGGCACAATGGATGTCAACACTGTCAATTGTCTGGGGACGCTAAGAAGTATTGTTGAGAGACATGGTGGAGTAAGTGGCTTAATCAGAACACTCGAAGCAATAACTACGGCATTTCCAGAAGACGACAGGCGCTTTTACAGCACAATAGTCTTTGGGACAACGGGCTTAATAAGTAGACTTGTTGCAGATGGACACGATTACAAAGAGGTGATGGGTGCCATAGCAAAAAGTGGGGTCACTTGCTCTGAAATCAATAAGGCAGCAACAACTATGAGTTCTGCCTTAATGAGTTCAAAGAAAGCGCCTAATAATTTCATCCCTCAAGTTATGCTTGATATTTATAACAGTGCGACGAGAGTTCCTATCGCATTAAAGATAGCTTAGGGAATAATAAAATAAGTCACTAGTGACTATTCAAACCAGCTAATTGCTAGTAGAATACTAACTTCACTAGCAATTAGTGATTAAAGCAAAAACTAGGAGAAATAAAATGGCTAAAAAAAGACTAACAAACAAAATGCGTGAGGATATTGTGGACTCAATTATTGAGAAAACTGTGTCCAAAAAAATAACCGACAAGAGGATTGAGCGAAGTGCAATAGGAACAAAGATTTACGACCTTTGTATGCAAAAGTTCAGGACAAGTGTTGACTCATTGCCCGCCTCATTCATGCCCACATCATCGGTGCTGAGAGTTTGCCTAAGCAACGTTCTTGGTCCAAATGTCGTCAACTGTGATACTGGAGAGTTTGACTCAGGCGAGATGCGTCTCGACATAGGCATGACGGCGGGCGAAAGAGTCCCAGTTTACTCATCTATGTATGGATCACCTGTGTTTTCAATGGGGGAAACTACGCCGCTAATTCTTGATTATAGAAATGCCGAATCTGAAGTTGGCGAGCTTGTTGACCAAAGAAAGGCCCTAACAAGAGAGCTTAAGGCGGCAATTATGAATTTCAAAAATGTCGAACAGATTGAAAGCGAATGGGGCGAGATATATCAATATGTTCCTGAGCACATCAAGTCCAAAGATGTAGTCAGCTTGCCTGCTGTTAAACTCGATTCGATAAACCAAATGATCCAAAAAGTAGCGGCATAAGTCGCTTTTATTAATACAACTAAGGTAAAGAAAATGGCAGTAACAAAATTAGGCAAAGAGTTTAAGAAACTTCGTATTGACCACGAAATCAATCGTAAAGAAATGGCGAAAGCGATTGGTGTTTCTGAAGCTACACTGACAAACATCGAAGGTGGTAAAGAAGAGGTTACATCTGAAATTATGAATAAAGTGTTTGCGAAGTATGCAGACCCAAGTAATGCGACTTTGGCAATGCAGCTATCAAATGCGGCAAGAGACTCAATCAAGCAAGTTGTGTTCGATATGAGCTCATTGAGTGCCGATCACAAAGACATGATTCTCGAAGTAAGAAGCAAGATTGCCTGCGACATTGCAGATAAACAGCGTATTGCCAAAGAAAAAGCGGCTGCTGATAAAAAAGCGAAGGCTGAAGCAAGACGAATTGCTAAGGGAGCGGCTGCTGAAAAGCCACCTCAAGACCCTAGCATTGATGATCTTGAAGAAGCGCTGGATAAGGCGGCGTAATGAACGAAACTCTTCCAAGTATTGAAGAAGAGTTGACTCGCAAAGCACTGGATCAACTCCAGTGCCTTGTTGATGATCTTCAAAGCAAGCGCATCACCAATTCAGAATATAAAACAGGCATTGATACGCTGTTTGCTATATGTTCCGGCCTTGTTGATGATGAATTTTTTGAGCTAATTGGCATTGCAGGTAAAGATGTAAACACCAGTGGCAAGAGTTACTGGCGCAACGCTAAGACGCTCGTTAAAGGAGATGTTACTGCGGATATATCATACAAACGTGATGGCTCTATTGTGACGGTAGAGCTTGCAAAGAAAATTAGCAACAAGCAGTATGACTTGGGTGAGGAAGCGACGCATGAGCAAGTTATAAAAAAGGTAATCTCAATCATTGGGAAACTAAGAAAGTCTGGTTTTTCTTAATCAAAACAATAGGTAACTGGTGACTTATGGCAATTACAGCACAGCAACAAACAATCGCAGCCACTCTCAATATTGCAAATGAAGTAATGCTTGATGGCAGGGTTGATATTGGTAGGCGAATTATGAAAGAAGTATCTGACATAATCGCGGCAGGTGGCACAATTGCCATGATGTCGAAGCGTGAAATGGTGTCGTTTATCACTCACAAGATAAATGCTGAAAATGCCAGAAAAGATGATGGCGGGGTGAGTGCGTGACAACAATCAATGGTCTTGATCTCGAAACTACCGGTCTAAAGCAAGAGGATGGTGAGAGAATTGTAGAAATTTGCATGATCTCCTACGATTTAGAATCGGCAACGGAGATCGCTAGATATGAGAAGAGGATCAATCCCAAAAAAAGGATTGAAGCCAAAGCCGAACTCATACACGGCATTTCATTGTCTGAGTTAATGACTGAGCCTGTGTGGTCGGATGTTGTTGGTGAGATCGGCGAAGTGATTGAATCAAGTGACATCCTTATTGCTCACAATATGGACTTTGATGGCCCGTTCTTAGCAGGTGAAATGATTCGCGGGGGTCACGATGTTCCAGATGTAAAAAGCTTTTGCACAATGGAGTCTGGAAGATGGGCTACAGCTACAGGCAAAAAACCCTCTCTTCGTGAGCTGTGCTTTGCATGTGATGTTAAATACAACGTGGCGGAAGCACATGCCGCTACATACGATACGCGAAAAATGATGGATTGCTTTTTCTATGCAAGAAATCGCGGGTTCTATCAAGACTTTAATGAGTTGGTTGGTGAATAATTGGGGTAATTTATGGCGATTATAGGTTTTTTTGTGTATTGGTTGTTGGAGTGGCGTTGATGTTTTCATCTTTGCTTGCGGGGGTATTTATTTACGCCATGAGTAACAGAGTTACATCTGAGGTTTGGGCGTTCGTAACTATTTTTTCGATAGGCGCAGCACTTGTGCTTGTTGCAATAGCGGAGTCTCCGTTTACTGTGACACTTAATTAAGCGAGTAAGGAAGTTGTCATGTGTGAAAAACACCCAAAGCCCTTTATTGAAAACATTAATAGAGGCAATGAGCACATCACCTACGATGTGTGTAGGGCAATCGTGCATGACAAGTCCGAACCGATTAACGAACTAGCACGTGCCTTAGCGGTGCAAATAATGAACGGCATATTCCGAGAAATATAGTTAGCGGTGGGTTAGTAGTTGTGAGGTGATATTAAGAGGTAACTATGGATATTTTGATGAATCGGTATGTTATAGCATCTGTGCTTACAATGGCTTTAGTTGTTTATACCGACAAGCCAAAAACCAAGAAATGTAATTATAAATGTAGAAACAGGTAGAGAGATAAGGGGGCGTTATCAATGTTTATTTGGCAATCTAATATCCGTTGAAGAGCATATACATTCAACATCAAGAGTTAGCATTAAGGGTATAACCTGAATAAATAAAACTACTAACCAGTAATTGAGAGGCACGTTTGCCTCGATAATCAATAGTGAGAAATATATGCCAGAAAATTTAGATATGTGCAGATGTCCAAAATGTGGTGGTGACATGATAGGTAATGGATATACCGTAGTATTCCATTGCGAATACGCCGATGATTATGAATCATTAGAGCCAGATGCTTCACCAAAATATTGCAATTTTAAAGAAGAGGAGGTGCAAACGGAGCCAGAAGGCAGAATTGATTAGCTATTTGGGTAAGTTTTAAAAAACATCAAATCAGCTCTGCAAGCCCATCTGTGCTGAGTAAAATAGACTTATCGAATCAATACAGCGATTCGCAATAACAACCTATTTTTAATTATTCGGAGCAAGTTTATGACATCTATTAATACAGAAACAGCAACATCATCTACACCTTCTGACGCAGTGATTGATGACCTTTCTATTGAAGACCTTGAGGCAATGATGTCTGACGAGGGGCTTAGTGAAGGTGCTATTGAAGAGGGTGCGACTGACGTTGCTAGCCTTGAGGCAGATGAAGTTGAAGATGGCGCTGACATCGAAATTGATGAGGTTGATGAGACTAATGAACTGTCGGAAGAAGATTTGCTAAGTGCAATGTCCGACGTTGAGACTGATGAGGAAATTCAAAAGTCTTATGAAGAGCAGGGTGATGAAGTTGAAGAAAGCGAGTCAGCTCCTAAGATGGCAACCGAAGAAGACAGAAAGAAAGTTACCAAAGCACCTGCTGAAAAGAAAGCACCTAAGAAAACTGTTAGCACTGATAAACGCAGTATTGTTGCCGACGACAGAGCAAGTGATGGCTTCTTTCTTCTTGAAAAGGCAGACCTCTTGCTAGATGAAGCTGGCAAGCAAGCAAAGCATGATGAAGTTGCTGAAATGATTGACGGAATGAATGTAAAAGTTGGCGCAAGCTGTCTTAACTTCTTAGCATCGTTAAACGGCAAAGCTAAAATGTCACTATTTACAGAAATCACCTTTAAGTTCGTATCCGCACCTGATGCAGAACCGATTAAGGCCGGCGATCTTCAACAGCACTTTATGGATGGCGATGCGAATGGAGTTAAGTCTTACGCAAAAGGAACAGCGATGCCCAAAACCACAAACGGTTTGAAGATGCTGTCCTTGCTAAAAGTTATCATTAAGAAAGAAGGCGGTTACTTTATCAATCCTGAAAGCGCACTGTTTGAGGTAGCAAAGACGGTAGTTGGCACAAAGTAAGCATTACAAGTTAGATGACTGGGGGCAATTTCGCCCCCTTTTTTTATGGCAGTTGGAAAATGGGGAATGAAATATGAGTTATAAAGTTTATAAAATGCTGGAGAAACTAGAGCTGGCAGCAAAGTATAAAAAGGAATACTACAAACAGAACCGAGTTATGCGATTCCTGCATAAGATTGGGTTTGAACGCGGTGCTGATTCGTTGCCAACGAAATACGCAATGGGTAGGGCGGAAAGAGAGCTTAATGAAAAGTATAAGAACGAAGCGCTCTCCATCAATCACGATGCGTTTTAAGCGCGTTAATGAGTTTTTAGCATAAAGTATTAATAAATTTAAAAAAAGTCTCTTAAATAGCAGTTTAAGAGCTTCAAATAGCAACCCAGCACTGAGCTATCAGTGCTATTTACAGTAGAGAGTGATAAATAAGTGGGGCTTTGAAATAAAAAATACACAGCCCTAGTTTTAATTGTAACAATAAGTCATTAGTTACTTATGAGTAGTCACAAAGAGGTGTATATGAAGATTATGAAATTTATTTTTAAGGTTGATGGAAGCATTCCTGCTTCATTTTTAGCAAACACAAGAGCTGCGGCAGTTGCCTGTCTAAGACGAACAATGGGTAAGGACTCTAAAATTGAATACGTTAGAGAGGAGTTTTCTCACAATGTAGGTGATTTTGAAGACACAGTTGTTCCGAAGAAGCCTGCTGCCGCTGAGACTGAGGGTTTTGATAGTGTTGTTGAGGCTTACGGAAGACACAGCAAGGTGAGACTATGATAAACAAAATGTCATTAAGATCGGACATTGATGGAACGGTAATTGACGTGTCGATGGACAACACGTCTGGCGTAACGGAACTGAACATGTCGGTGGAACAAACGAGCGCACTTGGTAAACCTAAAACCACACTTAGATTTACAAATGGAGATGAGGTTGCCGAGTTCGTAAGGCTGCTCGATAAGATTCAGAACGAAGTGGATATTCTATGATTGTCGATGCCGCAACATTATCTGAGTGCATAAATGAGCCAAGAGGTCTTAATGGACTTGAGGGGTATCAGATGGGCGACACGTATGTTACTAACAAGGTGATGTCTGATGATGGGGTGACGTATTTCAGAATTTACCCATGTCCGGGTGATTATTACGAAACCTGTTCACCCTCTACTTTCAAGAAGTTCTTTAAAAGGACTGGTGTGAGATGACTGAATTAGAAATGGCGGTGGTGGCCGCATCAATGATACTTACTGCCTCAGTTGCAATGCAAGAGCAAGTTGTGGTGGTTAAACACGCAACCTGCATGAGAATTACGGGGAAAGCCTGTGTCCAGCCGTAATCTTTGGCTGACTCAAAGAGGCTCAACATGGAGTCTTGAAAGATATGACGGGGCAGTGATTACGCAAGCCCCAATGGTAAGCTCATGCAGATGCGTGGCGCTGAGGATGCACGCAAAGTTCGTGTTCGTCAGCTCCAGATCAAAGCAGGGCGTGATTACCGAATACAACAATGCAACTGGGAATGAATATGAGAAGCCTGAAAAAACGCAAGAAACTAATTATTATTAGCGGCGGAACAATGTCGGACATTCGACCGCACTTGTCACTCTGCGCACCTGCATTTGGAACGGTTGGCAAGCAGATAAAAAAGCGATGCGATGCCAACACAAGACTTTTTAATGGAATTGACGTTCATCTTGAGCTAACAAAGATGGCAGGTGGAAAGCTTTTGAATACCGTTGATAATGTCAGAGGGTATGTCAGGTCAATGCTTAAGGACGAAGAAGTTATTGGCATTGTTATGGCCGCTGCCATTTGCGACTTCAAGGCAGAGAGAATTGAAGGTTTGCCTCATGACGGTATCGGCAGGGACAAGTCCAGAATCAAAACAAAAAGACATGATGGCAATGACCAGCACATGTATGTATTCATGTCGCCAGAGGAGAAAATCATATCTGAGGTGAAGAAGATAAGACCCGATATTGTATTGGTTGGCTTCAAAACGGTGTCGGATGTTAGCTCGCAGGAGCTACTTGATGCGACTAAAAAGGCAAAGCTAGATACAGGTGCGGACATAGTAATTGGGAATGATATTGCAAAGAGAATGAACGCGGTAAATCTGACAGACGGGCGGGGTGTTGACGGAACAAGAGAGTTGATTCTGGATTTGATGTGCATTGAGCTGGGTAACTTGCTTAACAAGCGGTATCGCCTTGATTCTTAATAGATAATAAACACTCTTAAAGAAAGCAAACAACAAGCGAGAATGTCCATGAGTGAAGTTAATAACGAAACAAACGCTGTATATAATGCCGGCGCACTTGCCCAGAAAACTGAGGAGTGCGCCATCGTTCTGCACGCACTCGAAATTATCAGAGGTAGATTGTTAAAGACAGGGTTCAATGCATCATGCCCCGCTGATGTAACAAACTATGTAAGACTGCAGGTTGCCGATCTTGAGCATGAGGTATTCGGCGTGCTATTTATGAACAATCAGAACTGCCTTATTGATAGCGAAAACATGTTCAGAGGAACAATTGATAGCGCATCTGTTTACCCTAGAGAGGTAGCAAAACGCGCACTTGAGTTAAATGCTGCCTCTATTATTGTTTATCACAATCATCCAAGCGGAAACTGCGATCCATCCGATAGTGATAAGAAAATCACAAAAAGATTGAGTTCAGCGATGGAGCTAATTGACGTGAGGCTTCTTGACCACATCTTAATTGGCGGAATGAATGATATGAGTTTCGCAAACAAAGGGCTTCTGTAAGTAAACGACGGGGAAATATATGTTAAATCAAGTGGGTTCAGTATGGGTATCGCGTCACCTCAACGCAGCACTGATGTATGGTGACATGTCTGGGCTTAGTGATGAAGATGAGGCGCTTGTGAATAAGTTTATGTCGGAGCGTTCTGACTTTACCGTGTATGAGTTTCAGGACGACCTGGGCGAGTTCCATTACGACCTTACCAAATGCTCTATAGTTGGTAAATTATCAGAGTGTGTTCAGGTAAGAGTGTTTGCTGACGACGGAAAGCTTTCAAACTAACTCTGGACTTTACCAATGACTGTTTGCAATAATAAGTCATTGATAACTTATCCCGCAAAGACCTTAGCAATATCGAGATGAAGTATGAAAATATCAGACAGGTTGCTGATTGAAAATGAACTACCTAATGAAATTGGAGCAGACATTGTTGCCAAATTTGGAGCTGACCTAAAAATAATAAGCGGCAGGATAGCCAAGTTAGCAAGGTCAAAAGATAACGTCACTTTTATTCTTGTGGAATGGAGTGACGAAGCAATAAAGCAGGTATACATAAGAGATATTATTTCAATAAATGATGTCCAAATTGACGTGTATATTGAAAAAATAATATCCGCCAATGACGAAAGGGTGAGTGTTGATGAGGTAGCCAAAGATGGCCCATCTGATACCGAATTGCTACCTGATTACGGCAGTTGGTAATTACTCAAGCAAACATCAAGAGGAAGTATGAAAAAGATTAACGTGGAGATTCTAAGGGACATACTCTATGAAGGTGCGCTTGCCACTGGCAGAATCAGAGGCAACGGCAGGCATGTTGATGGGAAGGTGGTTGGCTTTGTCACGAACCCCAAAGACAATTCGGAATTGGCACTGCTTGAGTCAAAGAGCGGTGTGATAAGACAGGTGTATTTGGGTGACATACTCTCGGTGAATGACATGCCAGTTGATGACTTCATAAGGGCAACAAGGGCGCATCCTGAGACAGAATCACTGCCTGGTTACGGTAGCTGGTAATAAACTTTACCCAATAACAGCCCTAACTTTAGCTGTCATAATAAGTCATAAGTTACTTACATAGAGAGTAAAGCAATGAGCCTAATACAAAAAGAATTTGAATACCGAGAATGTGAAGTTTACGGCGGCATGGGGTGGGTAGAGAAAGATGCCCCAAAAGAATATGTATGCGGAATGGGAATGATTGTTGCGCATGGCGTTCTGGAACACGTTGATACCGAATACAGAAAGGACTCTTGGGAAGATGAGCTACTTGCTTTAGGCGCAATGACTTTCATAAGAGGGAGGAATTACTTTGTAAACAAAATGTATCCAGATGTATCAGACCAGATGAGCGGTGACCTGACGAGATGCTTTCAGAGAATGGCGTCTTTAGATAGGGACATCAGACTGCATCAATTTGTCGAGCAAATTGACGATGATGAGGTTGATAACGAACTTGTTAGAGCAATTAGCCTGGCTGTAGACGAGTGCAATGAGTATGGGGGTGATAGACCCAGCAGAATCAATCAGGAAAGAATGTTGCACATCCTAAGAGATGGTCACAACAGAGCCAAAAAGCGTTTTGATGGTGATGAACAAACTGCGGTGTCAATGTTTATTGACATCGAAAGTCAGGTTAATGATTTTAAGTATGCAGATGAAACGACCGTGATGGATATTGAAGCGAATCCAGATGACGGAAGAGTGAGCGTAATTTTTCGGGAGAATGAATATGAATACTAACAAAGCAAAGGCAATTTTAATTCTATCGCTGGTAACACCTTTGGCAAATGCAAGCTACGCAGAGAGCCTTAAGTGTATGTCTGACAATCTGTATCACGAAGGCAGAGGTGAGTCATCTCTGGGTAGAAAGATGATTATGGATGTCGTTATGAACAGAGTTAATTCGCCAAAATTTCCAAATACAATTTGCAAAGTAATCCATCAGAAAAGCCAGTTCTCATGGACTAACGACAGCCTATCAGACGAGCCGAGTGACAAAGGCGTATACAAAAAATTAAGAAACGAGGCTCATAAGTTTCTAAGAGACAGAGCTTATGGAATCAGCAACAACTCACTTTTTTACCATTCGTTCAGCGTAAGTCCCAAGTGGGCAAAGGCAATGCGAATGGAAAGAATTATCGGTAATCACATTTTTTACAAAGAGGCATAAGCATGAAGAAACCACTATTGGATAGAATTCAGGATTTAGAAGAGGAGTTGCTGGAGCTAAAGAAGAATATTGGCAGCTACGTTGATTGGAGTTTGGTAAAGGTTGATACGCCGATTCTCGTTAGAAATGATGAGGAGTCTATATGGCAGCCTGCATACTTCGGCAGATACGATGCCGAAAGATGTGATATATACGCATCATCCAACGGAACAACGAGTCGCACTGGGAGAGGTGGGTCAAAGGTTGGTTTCGCAAAGCTAGATATAAATGCGCCAAGTATCATCAACTGGATACCTAACGACGGCATCAGACCGAATTGCGAACGTGTAATCATCATACGCGAAGATGGGGTGAGAACATTTGGCTGCCCAAATAGCTTTCAGTTCAAAAAAGGGGGTAGACACATTCATGATATTGCCTCATACGCAATAATTGAATAAGGGGCTTGGTATGGTAAAAGAACTGATTGATGCGTTAGATATACTTTGTGAAACCCAAAGAGTATATATCAACGAAAGAGGGTCGGCAAATGAATCATTAATGACGTGCATTAAAAGAACTACCGATGCCATAATTGAGCTTGGCGGGAAGGGGGTGAGTGATGTGGACATGTGCAAAAGAGTTATGGCAATTTGTAACAGAGGGGAGATAGGAAGTGGGCTTATTTAGAAAGAAGGGGGCAATAATCAAAATGAAAGATAAGCTAAAAGTTAGCCAATAAAATAGCAATCAATATCAATTGACTTAGGTGAAATTCACGACTAAAAACCTAAGTCATATCAGGCACTTACAAATACAGTCAGAAAGCTCCATTTTTAGAGAGCAATTATAAAAGAAAAACTCCTTATAAATCAATTCGTTAAATCATTCTCTAAGAGACGATAGTATAAAACAGTAGTCATTACTACAATTTAAGCTAAATCACGCTCAAACACCGCTTAAATCAGTCAGAATAAGCATTCCTAATAGAGAGTAGTAGCTAAGTAATACCGTAACTTCAATATACAAAGTTACCCGTTTCTCAAATCGGGGCTGGGCGTGTGTCATGTAGCATAAGGTAAAGGTGATTAACAGGAAAGAAACAGTCAGCACAACATCACCCAATATTGAGTGTATATAATGTAAATCAACGTAATCAGATAAGAGAGAAATTATGAACCCAATCGAAAGAGCAGAAGAGAATGTAAATATCCATTTCAGAACAAACCAATTCAAATTAACATCAAATGATTTAAAAGATCAGATAAGAAGTAAGGAATGGATAGGGATAGAGATAGAGATAAACTTACTTGATAAAGAAACCAGTATCAAATCAGTTAAACGAATCATTATGCGTAAAGCCCTTGTAGATCAAGACCTGCATATAGAATATAAAATAAGAACCGCATTGATAAAGGCAGTGGAGAATAGAAGAAGCTCCTATCTTGAATCCATTTCAGAAGAACTAAATCAAATAAATCCAATTGATATAGAGGGGTATGAAACGGAGTATCAACGGAGTAGAGATAAAACCAAACTACTAAAAATCATTGTTAATACGGTATTGGAATCAATAGAAATAGTGATAGATAAAGGTGAAGTTGACGGAACACATTCACTTGTCACAGGAGTTATAGAATTCACCCATCACTGCAATGAAAATGAAACGTGGAATAAAACGACGCAGCTACCATTAAACCTGATCTGGAGCGATTCAAATAAAGATGTGGCAACAATTCTAAAGGTGATTCAGGAGTATATATTTCAGATAAGAATGAGCAATGAGGACATGCGGGAAACTGAATTAATGAAGGAATTGGCAGATGGTAACGGATGTGCAGTTTAATCAGCCTTAAGTCCAGCACAGTAGCGGTGTAACAAGCCGCTATATTTTTACTTACAATTCTCCCATGGCAACGGCAGCCCTTAACATACGCGGGTAAGAGGGTAAAAAATCTCAGTGAGGATCCCCATAGGTAATCGGGCGGGTAATACATACAGGGTGGAGGAGGAGCTTTCTGATCGGCAAGGAAGTTGAATGTAATCGGCAATGGATTCGCCTTTTTATACAGACCAAGGAAAAAGCTTATGTCCATAGGGGTCAAACCAATGCGCAGCCCTTGGAATACGTGGGATTGGGAAAAAGACAAATTCCCGTATTTCCATGATTTCACTAATCCATGGGAATTTAGCTAATTATGGGCAATAATCCATGGAAATAGATAGATTTCGGGGTAAAAACGGGTATTTCCCATGGAAAAATATGTTAGAGTGGGAATTTGTAAGTGACTGTTTTATAAGGGAATCGCATCAAAATCCCCAAGGGAGCATAAAGAAATGAACTCAGTGGCTTTTTTGTTAGATGGATTTAGCTAATTACCCACTATACCGCCATCATTTAGATAGCATAATACAAACTCAATAAACAAACAGCGAGAAAGCAAATGAACTTCAAGGTTGACCCATTTAATACTAATCACAGAGCGGTGGTTGATAAATGCAATTGGTTAGAGAACAGAGGTAAATACTCACGTTACGACATTGGTGAGGAAGCAAGTGTATGGGTATGTAATGAATGTGAGTGTGACCCAACGGAAATTGATGTTGATGAAGAAACTTGTGAATGTGGGGGAGAGCTATGAGTAGAACAGAGAGAATGATGTTGGAACGCAGCTTTCAACTACAGCATGACAATCCGCCATTGCCTTTGAACAAAGGATTTAATCCAAAAGCAAAAGCAATGATGAAGAAGGTGCACGCTTTTATAGCAAACGAATCGGCGGACGCATTCAGATCGAGAGATCAGCGTATGGTTAGAATTAAAGAGGTTACCTCAATGTATAAGCGTGGAGTTCTTGTTTAAATAAATAAGTCACCAATTACTTATTGACATGGCACAAGGATGTGCGTATATTAAGCCTCGTTAAAGACATATATTTACTCCTTTTAGCGAGAGAAGATTATGATTACGGATTATGCAGACAGAGCTTATTTAACGGGCTACAAGCAACGCAAACGAAAAACACAAGCAAGTGTCGTGCTTAAGTTATTGGCGGGGGTTGTGTCGGGAGTTTGCACTGCTGCTTTGCTTTATTCGGCACTGTTTATCTTGTTTATTCTGGGAGCATAAGTATGAATGAAAATTACACAGATGTTGGTAACTTATTTGCAGACCTAATTACTGAAACTGAGGATGAGCATGATACCTTCCTTATTCAACAAAAGATTAACGCCTCAGAAATGAGACTAGATAGAAGAATGGCGGCTGAGGTTAGAAACTCAATGCTGTAGCCATATTGCTGATAGCGAGTAGGCAATGTATAATGAATAAGTCAGTGAGGGAACTGGGGCGACCTTCACACCGACTTTTCTCGCTAGTCCTAGTTAATGTTTGTTTAAAAGCCCTCCCTCTTACTTAATTTGCTTTGTTTGAGGGAGGCAATACTAATTACTGGAGAATGAGTGCTTGATTTTTTGCTAAAGGTGACCCTAAAACGGCGTGAAGAGTTTCAAATGGTTATCGAGTGTGACGGAAGTGAGCTAGACTTTCTCATTGAGGTGGACGGCGCTAATGTAAAGGCGACACTGCATGATGACTGCGAGCTGCCAGATAGCTTTGATCAGCAGGCTTTTAGTGAGTTTCTTAGAGCACACATAGAGGCACACTATGAAAATCAAATGGTGCTGGAAGCATAGATGATCGGCAAGCATTTACATTTTATACAGAGAGGCACTTCATGTGCCTTTTTTATTGTCTGAAATAAGCCAAGGAATAGCGGTATTCACAACATGGTTATAATTAAGTAACCGCTGACTTACCTTTTTTTAGCTGTCATAATACAATCTCTTTAAACGAACAGCGAGAAATATTATGTCAGACCTAATTCAAGAACAGTCAGCTCATATCAAAAAAATTCAAGAAGATTCAAAACTTATCCTCATTGACGATAGCAGCACCGATGCTGAGATGATTTGTGTTTCCTACTGCAACAATGATTTCGCATCCACATTGCTACACTCACTTGAAGACCTTGCTAATGAGTGTAGCTATCCACAAACAATATCAAGTGAAGTTAGCAGCTCTTATAATTACGAGCTAAGTCAGCCCAGCGAGCTAGTCTCGACCATCATGCAGATAAAAGAAGACTTCGACCAGCAGTAGATCAAGAGAGAAGCCATGCGCTTCTCTTTTATTCACAATAAACCAAGGAATAGCCCGTCTCCCGAATCGGGGCTGGTGAGGGTATACGCATGGGTGGAAACATACCGATCCCAGCCCAAGGTCAAGGCGGTCAAGCAACGGTCAAGCAATTGGCTAAGTGCTTGGTTAAGTTTTCAAAGTGCTGTAACTCCATGTTTTCGCTGTCATAATACAATCTCTTTAAACAAACAGTGAGAAAGCAAATGGCATATTTAACGCCAGAGCAAATCGAAGCAATCAAAGAAATCGAAGCAACACCAGCAAAGCATCGAGAAGACATACCAAGCGGGGACGAGAATTACACAGTAGAAATTTTACACGTCCAAGCAGTAAGCCAGACCTATTTAGCTAGTAGCCACACAGTAGTAGAGGGTGACCTAAGCAATCACTCTCTCATTCAAACACTAAGAGGAAAGAACGTGTCAGAATTTACACAGATCAAAGCCCATAAGCACGATTGCGATGCTTGCACTTATGTAGGAACAACTGAAGTAAAGGGAGCTACATTTGATATGTATATTTGCCTAGATAACAGCAACCGATTGGATTCAACAGCGGTTGCTAGATTCGGTAAAGATGGGGATTGCATATCTGCTCCATTTGGTATTCTTGACAGAACACCCGCACTGATAGATTACCCACCGCAAATTTGCCTAGATAGATACAGAGGTAGTATCTCCTAGCAACAGTGATAACGAGGGCAGCGCAACAGTTGCCCTTTTTATTATTCTACTGAGACCCAAGGGCGACACGCTCTTGTCCCTCACCATAGAATCAAATCACCATAGGTTTCCCCATTGGATCGGCTTCGGTTAATATGACAGCGGGGTATCCCTCACCCTTGGTTGAAAATCACTATGGGTTTCCCCATTGGATCGGCTTCGGTCAATACACAGGCGGCAGGAGTGAACTGCCTTGGTTGTTTGAAATTCCAAGGTCAGAATTCTGTATAGGATAAGGCAAGCTTTCTATAAGGCAGGGGGCTGGATGCTAAAATCACTAAAAATGATATTAAATCTCAAAACATCATCAAAAATGATAATCATTTAAAACGATGTAATATTTTTAAACATCATCAAAAATGATAACTCAGTAAAATCAACATTATCATTTTCTATGATAATAGCTGTTTTGTTCTTCTTATATAGTATAGTGAAAATTAAACTAAATTTCTTTTAAAATCAGTCACTTATAAATTAATTTTATTTATTTTCAATTCTCTTTAAAATCAACAACTTACAATTTTATTGTTTAAAAACAGTCGCTTATAAGACTGCATCAAAAGCGGTAAAAGTCAGTAATTGCTTATTATTTTATTTTTGTTTGTGTTTAAAATCAATCACTTGTAAAAAGTTTTAAAAAAGAAGTTTTTATTTATTGCGCTTTTTTTTAAGTTCTGTAAACTTAATTTCGTCGTCAAGCAAAACGACAAACGAAAGCACATTAACTAATTAACGCTACATTGTAGCAAGTGAGAATAAAATGATTTTATCTAATGAAGAGCTAGCAGTATTGAATGCAATTGAATCTAATGATATTGAAGCGTTAGAAGCTATTGAGAGCGATTTTAATAATGCAGCTTATGACATATCAGACGACATTAAAAACCGCGCTTATGTAGCGTTAGAATCGCTTAAAAATACAAGCTTAAATGTTAGCACTGATAAAAAAGCAGATTTAGAAAAAAATGCTTTAAACAGAACAAGATTAATAAACAAGTTTAGCAGTAAATATACTAAAGAGATTGATTATATAATAAACATGTATGATGAAAATATGATAAGTGAGTTGATGACATTATCATGCTACAAAACAAGTGAGCGTATTTTATGCGCTGTTGCTTATTTAATTGATGATAGCAGTATAAAAAAAGAGAGAACTTTAAATAGTAATGCTTTTGATGTTTTAAAGAAAAACAAAACATTGTCGGTTGATACATTTAGTTTTAAAACTGTAAAAGATAAGAGTCGAGCTAATAAGCTATTGAAAGCTTATATTTTCTTAAAGCTTGTAAGCGTAGAAAATAAGCAATACAGAGCGACTTTAAAAAGTGATGATGTAATTACAAGCTTAGTCTAGTATCAATAAACTAAAAGAGTATATAATTATGTTAGTATTAAAATCATTCATTAGCAAGTCGGGTGCAAACAAGTCAAAAGCACAATATAAAAGATATAATAAAAAACCGACTGATATAACTATACATACGTTAAAAGATAATAGATTAATAAACAATAAGAGATATATATTCTTTATTAATATATAAACAGATAATATAATAATAATAATAATAATAATAATATAATAATAATAATAATAAAGAGATAATATATATTATTATATTATCTCTTTTTTTATGCGCGTTAGAAAATCAATCAATAATAATCTTTAAACATCAAATTCTACGCGCTTGAAATAGCGCATATCAAGCGATAAGTATTTTTTGCTATCAGAGTTAGTAAATCAGATTATCACCGCTTAAAAGCTATATATGAAAGTCTTAGATATGAGTGAATGTAGCGGCATACCTCCCCTCCAGACTCCATGACTCGAAAATCCGAGTCCTTATATAATAATTGGGGGTCAGAACCTATGTCCTTATATATGGATTGGCTCTAGCCCCGTGAATCCTTATAGTTCGCCGCTCTCAATCATAGCTTCAAGACGCGCACGTTTGTCTGGCGATAGATTTTTTACCTTCTTGGACAAAGAGGGCATCGCATCAGACTCGTAGTGAAACTTGACAGCGGCATCAAGAACAGCAGAGTCCTGTTCAGCCAGTAGAATGAGTGCAGATGCCAGTTGCCACTGACGGATATTGGTATGTGAAATGCCCTGCATTTCACACTCAATGTCGTGACGCTCGTTGGCAATCTTGACCAATTTATTCAGGACATTGGATGAGTTAGATGGGATAGAAACGGTCTTTCGATCTGATGGGCTTAACATATTTACTCTCTGCGTTTATTTAATAAGCTTAAATTATAACACTCAGAAATAAAAACTCAACGAGCCCAGATAGAAATAGTCACTATTCCCTTATTTTTGCATTGTCCGATATGTAGTCTGATATTTTTTGCATAGGCTCACGCAATCTATCGACGTTTATCTGAATATAATTGCCAGTGACATCTTTGCCGCCGACCTTATGATTCACTAATGCCTTTAGGGTGTAGTGCGATATATCCAGGCTCTCAGCATAGGTGATGAATGTTCGCCTTAAGTCATGGATCGTGAAGTGATAGCCGATGGCTTTGCCAACAGCAATGACGTTCTTTTTTGGCTCCTCTATGTGTCCAGACGCAGAAGTGGGGGAGGGGAATACGAACCTGTCGTTGTCTATGAACTGGCGCTGCTTCATGATCTCATACAGTTGATCGGACATAGGCAGCTCAATATCTATGTGATTTTTAGGATCGATAATAAGAAAGCTTCTGGTTTTCATATCGACATCAGACCACTTAAGCCCAGATATTTCTCTTCGTCGAGCGCCTGTGTAAATGATGAACTTCATGTAATCACCCACCGTTCTGTTTCTTAGCTTATTTACCTCAGTGAACCATGAGCTCAGATACACTGGCTTTAAATAAGCGGTCTTTGGTCTGACTTTGTTCCATTGTTTATTTTCAGATAGTCGCGATACTGGATTCATAAGAATTACTGGCTCCCCGTTTATTTCGTATTTGGACTGAGCGAATGTAAATATTGCGCCGATAGTTCTGGTGAACTTATTTGCCTGTGCTGGGCCACGTTGTTTACTCATTAATATATGGCGATCCTCAACCATGTCTTTGGAAATTGACTTCATCTCTTTATTTAGCCAATCCTTGTATGCACCGTTGATCGCTCTATTATATTCATCCAAAGTCGTCTTCTCCAGTGTTCTGGATTTCTTGTAACTAACGAACGCCTCATCGAGAGTTACCGTTTTCATTCGGCTTATTTTCTTAACTTCGTTTGCATCGACTCCTTTGTTGAAATTGGCAATTGTCTCGGTTGCAATTTTCTTTGCCTCGATAACAGACATGAGCGGAAATTTCCCGACAGTTACTCTACGGGTTTTCCCATTGACTCTTCCTTCGCAAATAAATGACTTTGAGAACTTGCCTATTAATACGCCAAACTTTGAAAAGTCGGTATCCCAGAAAATCTTCTGGCCAGATACGGACAGTGGTAAACTGGCTACTGAGTGGTTGTTTATTTTTATGTGGCTCATATTGCTTGTTTAATTTGCTTAAAATTAATAGGCATATAATAGGCATTTGAAAATAGACTGTCCAATTAATAGGCAATTAATAGGCAGATAATGGAGGTAAGATAGTTGTGATTCTTTGGCGTTTTAGCGATATGCTCAGTGTTTACGAGGCTTGCCGAGTAATAAGCGGCGACCGAAGGGAGGCAGTCCGGTTAGAGCACAGGATTCATAACCCTGGGGTCCCAAGTTCAATTCTCGGTATCGCCACCATTAACTTCTTTATTGAAGTAATCAAACCAGCCTTCA